ATGGGAGACGCCAAGACCAGCGTCCGCTACCAGAGCAACATCATGGAACGCGAGGCCCGCTGCCTCGAACTGTTCCTGGCCGGCGCGAAGTACGTGCACATCGCCAAAGAGGTCGGATTCCGCGAACCCCAATCAGCGAAGAAGGCCGTCGAACGCGCGATCGCCCGACGCCGCCAGGAACGCAACGAGCTCGCCGACGAAGCCGCCACCGTCATGCTCGACCAGCTCGACATGCTGTACCGGGCGCACATCACCACCGCCCTCGACCGGAAGAACCCCGACCAGTACAAGGCCACCGAACAGGTGCTGCGCGTGCTCGACCGGAAGGCGAAGCTGCAGGGACTCAACGCGCCGGTCCAGGTGGAGACCACCGTGCGGGTGAAAGACGAACTGGACGACGAGATCGCCACGCTCGTACGGAAGTTGAAGGAGCAGGGCGACCCGGCGCTCCTGCCGGACACCCCGGTTCTCGATTCGATCATCGACGCGCAGGTCGTCGAGGTCCCGGCCGACGAAGGGGTCGAGGCGTGAACCCCGAGACCGCGGTCCTCGACGCGATCGACGCACTTGTCGATGAGCAGCTCGCCCAGGAGGCGTCCGGATACGACTACAACATCAACCAGCCCTGGTGCCCGCACCCCGGTTGTCCAGCTGAGTGGCATGGCCTACCAACACTCCGGTGCCCGGGATCGGCTGTCGCGGGACCGATGAAGCCACCACCCTGGCCTGTCAAATCGAAGTCACAGGCGCGAATGGCGATCATCGACGCCGACGGCAACCGGACCCCGATCCGCAGCGCGCTCGTCGACTTCCAGATGACTCCCGACCCAGCGGTTGAGCAGTTCCGCGAGGCGTGGGACGGATTCCGCACCACCGTTGTCGAGGGCTTCCGCACGCTCGAGGTGTCGTTCCAGGGGGTGTCGGCGGACCTCCGGAGAATCCTCGAGGGCAGCTTCGCCGAGGGTGGCGAAGTGGTCGAGCAGACTCCGCAACAGCGCGCCCTGCCACGGCCGTCGCATACACCGCCGATGTGGGCGGCCCGCGCCGACGGACGGAGACGCCGATGACCGCCCGCGTCGTCAACCGGGTGACGCGGCTCCGAGAACCGTCCCGACTCCGTCACGACGTCCGAATGTGTGGCGGCCTCGTACCGTTCGTGTCCGCCCTGCTGCAGACCTACGGTCCGCTGGCCTTCTTCGTCTTCGAGTACGGGTACGGCGACTACGACCTCGACCGGTGGCGCATCCCGGACGATCCGTTTGACGCGTCCACGTGGACTGACCCCGAGACACGCGACGACTCAACCGCGGCCTGGACGCTCGACGCCTACACCGAGCCACGCCGATGAGCACCGCAGACCTCTGGTGGTGGGACGTCCTCGGCGCGCTCGCCCTGTCCGTGCCGCTCTACTGGGCGTCCAGCCGCGCCGGCCACCGGTGGGCGCGGTGGCGCGACCTCATCCGCCAGGAACGCGCAATCGATCGACGCGAGCAGAACCGCGACCTGGAAGAGATCATGCAGGCGTGGGACGCTGCCCGCCCCGTCGCTCGAGCAAAGCCGATTCCGCACCCGAACATCACGCCGCCGACCGGGGGAAGCGGTCAGGCGGCGGCATCGATGGTGCCGCTGATCATCCACCCGGACTACATGGGCGACCTCGAAGACCTCATCCAGGCACAGGGGTTCCGGCCCGACGAGTACACAGAGGTCCGTGACGGCGCCGGCCGCCTCGTCCGCCTCGATACTTCGCCCGACTTCGACGACTGGGGCTCAAGCGACACGGTGCTCGGATGACCAGCCCCGACGAGACCGGCGTCGCACCATCCGCGCTCACCGGCATGACCCGCGCCGCCCGCCTCGCACTGAAACGCGAACTCGCCGCGAAATGCGCCGAACTCGGCATCGTCCTCGGCGACACCACATCACCCGGGCAGCTCGCCACGAAACACGACCACACGCAGGTGCAACGCCCACACCTCGAGGCGATCGACGACGCCCTCATCGGGCTCCTCGCCGAACCGAACCGCCGGCAAATGATCTTCATCGGCCCGCAGACCGGCAAGTCGACCCGCACGTCGCGCTGGTTGCCGTTCTGGTGGCTCACCATGCGCCCCCGCGACCGCATGGTCCTCGCCTCGTACGCGTCGTCCCTCGCGGTCACCCACGGCTCGGCGACCCGCGACCTCGTCACCATGTACGGCGAGGAATACGGGCTGCGCCTGCACCCCAGCGAGAACACGAAAGCGTCCTGGCGATGCCACACCGGCGGCGGGATGCGTGCCGTCGGTGTGCGTTCCGGCCTGACCGGACAGCCGATGGACTTCGGCATCATCGACGACCCCGTGAAGGACCGCGCCGAAGCCGAATCGCCGATCGTGCGGGAAGCCACCTGGGACTGGTACTCGTCGGTGTGGTCGTCGCGTAAGTCGCCGACGTTCCGCGAAGTGCTGATCATGACCCGCTTCCACAAGGACGACCTCGCCGGACGCCTCCTCGACCAGGACGGCCGCGTCGAGGAAGGCGGGGAGTGGCACGTCCTGCATCTGCCCACCATCGCGCTCGCCGAGGACCGGTCGAAGGGCATCTACCCGGATCCGCTCGGCCGCGACCCCGGCGACCCGATCACCCACCCGCGTATCGACCCCACCGACATCGGTGGGCTGCTGGCGCACTGGGGACGGGCGCGGAAGGCCGTCACCAACCGCGACTGGAACGCCCTCTACCAAGGTCTCCCGTTCGACGCCGAGGGCGCCCTGTTGACCGCCGACGACATCCGCACCCACACCGCACCCGAACCCACGGAGTGGCGACGCAACGTCGTAGCCGTCGACCCGTCGGGCGGCGGCCGCGACACCGCCGGCATCGTTGTCGTCGGTTTGGACATGCATAAGCGTGGCTGGTTCCGCGGCGACTTCACCGCCCGCATGTCGTCGTACGACTGGTCTCGGAAAGCCTGCACGGTGGCGCACGAGTTCGACGCCGGGCACATCGTCGTGGAGAAGAACTTCGGCGGCGACATGGCGAAGACCCTGATCGCGCAGGCGTGGGCGGAGCTGCAACGCGAAGGGAAGATCCCACAGAATGCGTTGTGCCCGTTGATCGTCGAGGTGACGGCGAAGAAGTCGAAGATCCTGCGCGCCGAGCCGATCGCGCAGGCCATCAAGACCAATCGGCAGTGGTTCGCCGCCGGGGCCGATCTCAAGCAGTTGTCCGACGAGTGGCTGTTGTGGGAGCCGGGCACGACGTGGTCGCCGGGTGCCCTGGATGCCGGGGTGTACGGGTCGACGGAGGTCCTGCCGGCGTTGCCCCGGGGTGCGGGGGTGGCGAATCCGGCGGCCCGGTCGCGTGGTGATGCGCCGCGGACGGGTGTCGCGGCCCGCCGTATCGCTGGCTGAATATAGGAACTGTTGTAACAGTGACCTATGAAAGCTAGTCTGTTCACGTCACCACAACCGTTCGGAGAGGACCCTTGATCATGAACGTCACCTGGAAAGACCACCTACACGCCGCCGCCTGGGCTGTCGCCTGGGTGCTGCTGCTCGCGTACGGCGTCGTCAACACGACGGGCGCCTGATGAGCGCCGACGAGCGCGCCGCGAAGTACGAGACGATCGTCTACGCGTCGAACCGGCACGCAGGGCTGGGGACCCCGGTCACCGTGTACGCCAGCAGCAAGCGGGACGCGGTGAACCGTGCAGTCGCGATCGGGTGGTCCGGGCGTTCCGAAGACGCACGCGTGAAGGTGAAGAGTGTCGAGGACGTTCCGCCTCAACGGAATCTCGTCCCGCCTGCGGAGGAGGTCTGGGATGAAGGGTTCGAGGCTGGCTCGACGTGGCATCAGAGCGGACCCTCGGGCATCCCGAACGATCCGCCAGCCAACCCCTACGCTGGCGGTCGGTCGTGAAGTGTCTGACGGTCCAGCAGCCGTGGGCGTGGGCGATCTTCAACGGGAAGAACATCGAGAACCGCACCCAAATGTGGAACTACCGCGGCCTCCTCGCCATCCACGCGGGCAAACAGACGTCGGCCGTCGGTCAGCGTGACCGCCGCGTCCGCGACGCCCTCGCCGCCGCTGCACCGCACTGGCCACGGCCATTCGACCTCGGTGTCATCCTCGGCGTCGTTGACCTCGTCGACATCCACTTCGCAGGCGACGACTGCACCAAGACCTGCTCGACATGGGGCGACGACCGACACCACCAAGGCATCTTCGACCCGGTCCGGCGCGGCGGCGTCACGCACCTCGTCCTCGAGAACCCCCGCACGCTCACCGAACCGATCCCCGCCCGCGGGGCGCTCGGCCTGTGGAACCTTGCCGACGACGTCGAACGCCTGATCCGCCGCGACCTGAGAGGAGACCTCCGATGACCGCGAACGGCATCCTGTCCGCCCTTGGCCTTGTCGCCGCCCTCGCCACCGTGCTCCGGATCGCCTGGGTGTGGCAGCAACACCGCAACAACCGACCCGAGGAACACAACACCATCACCGGCACAGGAGGAACGCCATGACCCGCCAGACCGCGGTCATTGTCGACGTCGACGGCACCCTGTGCGACGTGTCGACCGCGCTGCACCACATCACCACCCCGGACGTGCTGAAGGACTTCGACGCCTTCCACCGCGCCGCCGCCCAGTGTCCGCCCACCGACTGGGTCCTCGAGTGGTGCGAACAGCAACGCGCCGCCGGCCATGTGCTCGTCGTCGTGACCGGCCGCATGTACCGGCACATCATGGACACCACCGAGTGGCTGGTCCGGCACCTGCCCGGACCGTTCATCGGACCCCTGATGCGCGGTGACGACGACGTCCGCCCGGACACCGACGTGAAACACGAGATCTACACCCTGCTCACCGATCCCGACTACTACAACCTCGACATCGTCGCCGCGATCGACGACCGGCCCAGCGTCATCCGGTTGTGGCGGTCCCTCGGCATCCCGACGACCGTCGCATGGCGGAAGGACTGGCTCGCGGCCGGCGAGCACTACGACGACGAGGACACTCCGTAGCTCCCGCTACCTCGGGGATGGGGTAGCGGAACCAGAGAACTCGGCCCGCCTGACACACGCGCAGGCGGGCCGAGTGCTGCATCACCGCCATTCCACACGGTTACTCTTATCCGTAACCACGCGAAAGGGTGCACCGGTGACCTTCCTGACAGCCATACTCGCCATCGGACTCATCATCCGACTCACCCGGCTCATCGTCGCCGACACCATCACCCACCCCATCCGCGCCCGCATCGTCGTCTGGCTCGGCCCCGACCACCCCATCGCCACCCTCGTCTGCTGCGCCTGGTGCATGTCGGTGTGGGTCGGCGCCGCCATCGCGGCCGCCGGATACTTCGTCGCCGAAGGCCCGTGGTGGCAATGGGTCGCCCTCGCCGGCACCGCGTCCTGGCTGTCCGGGATCGCCACTCAGATCGACCCCGCCTACCAGGGCAGTGAGGGCAACCAGTGAAACGGCTACCCGACTCCACCGCCCCCGCGATCGCCGAGCAGGCCGGACGTCCCCGCGGCCTGTTCTCCCGCATCCGCGTCCCGTCGGGCGCCGTCGTCGCCTCGTATCCGGTCCCGAAGACGAAGTCCGGGCGCCGCGGCTCACGCGGCGAATCGATCACCGCGTCCGCGCAGGTCCTCACCCAGAAGAAGATCGACCGCAAGACGCGACGAGTTCCCGCCCAACGCTGGCAGGCCGAGGCGTGGCAGTTGCGCCGGGAAACCCCGGAACTCCGCTTCATGGGCGACCGGCAGGCCCGCGCCTGCAGCCAGGTCCGCCTGTTCATCGGCCGCCGCGACAAGCTCGACGAAGAAACGACCCCGGTCGAGGACGGCCCCGCCGCCGACCTCGCCACCATGCTGTTCGGCAACGAACCGATGGTCGAGCAGGCGTTGAAACGCTACGGCCAGCACCTCATCTTCAACGGCGAATCACTGATCCTGTTCACCGAGAAGGACGGCCGCATCGACTGGGCGCCACACGCCTCGTCTGAGATCACCGGCGACTCACCGAATTTCAAGCTCAACGACGGCATCACGACCTCGAACATCGACCCCGCCACCCAGATGCTCGTCCGGTCGTGGACCCCCGACCCCGAACGGTCCGCCATGCCGGACGCCCCGGTCGTCGCGGTGATGCCCGTCGCCCGGGAGCTGATTGGCCTGACGAAGTACGTGTCCGCGCAGGTCGATTCACGGCTGGCCGGCGCCGGTCTCCTGCTCCTCCCGCAGGGCATCGAATCGCTGATGACCAACCCCGAGGACCGCGACAGCGACTACTCGTTCGCCGACGAACTCACCGACTACATGGTGGTGCCGATCCGCGACCGCGACAGCGCGGCGTCGGTCGTGCCGTTCATGGCGATGGTGCCGGCGGAGTTCGTCGACAAGGTCAAGCACCTCACCTTCGACAGCCCCCTCGACCCGCACATGCACGAGCGTCGGCAGGAGGCGATCCGCCGTATCGCCCTCGGCATGGATTCCGACCCGTCGGTCCTGCTCGGCATGGCCGACTCGAACCACTGGTCAGCGTGGGCGGTCGACGAGAACGAAGTGAAGCTCGGTGTCGCGCCGATCCTGTCGACCGCGTGCCACGCACTGACCCAGGTCGTGCAACCGCTCCTCGAGCAGATGGGCGTCGCCGACGCCGACCAGCATGTGGTGTGGTTCGACACCGCCCCCCTCGATATGCGGCCCGACCGGTCGAAGGACGCGAAGGATCTCCACGAGCGGGGCGCCGTGTCCTCCGAGACCGTCCGCCGCGAGACCGGGTTCACCGACCGCGACATGCCGTCCGCCGACGAGCACCGCCGCTTCCTCGCCGAGAAACTCGTCCTCGCGAACCCCGCCTTCGCGCCCGCCCTCGCCGAGCTGATCAACCTCGGCGACATCGACTGGACGAAGGCCACCCCGACCGCCGAAGCCGCGCCACCTGGCGCCGCCCCGCCGGGACCGGGAGAGGACGACGACCCGATCGACCAGACCCGCGCCATCCCGGAAACCCGCGACGACTCGCCGCCTGCCGAAGAAGGACTCGACCAGTGACCGATCGCGCCGTAGAGATGGTGTGCGAGTTCGCCGTACTCCAAGCCCTCGTCACCGCAGGGAAACGTGGACGGCTACCGCGCGCGATGATCGGGCAGCTCCGCAACGACGGCGTGCCGGCGCACGCCGTGCACACCCACGTCCTGCTGGCGCACAACGAAGCGGAGTGCGACCGCCTGATCTCGGGCACCTTCGACCTGCTCGCCGCGGTACTGCCCGAAGACGACGCCGCCCGCATCGTCAACGCCTGCGACACCTACACCCGAGGCCTGATCCTGGCCCAGCGGCCGCCCGCACGGAACGCGCTCGCCGAGGTGCTCGACCATGCCGTCCCAGCGTCAAGCCGATAGGGCCCGCGCGTCCCGACGTCTCCTGCTGCGCGCCGAACGCCGCATCGACGCCGCAGTCCTGGGCGCCATCGACGCCTGGCTGACCGCCGTCCGGTTCCACCTGTTCCGCGAGCTCGGCGAACCCGACCCGATCCGGGCGGCCGCCTACCCGCACGGCCCGCACATCGTCGACGCCGCCGTGCAAGCCTCGTACGGCGAATGGCGCCACCACCTGGACCGCCAGGTGATCCCGTCGGTGTCGATCGAGTTCTCCGAGGCGTTCCAGCAGGCCCGCCAACGCGACCCCCTCAACTCCTACCGCTACCAGCAGCAGTACCTCGAGGAAGTGTCCGACCGGCTCAAGATCTGGCCCGAGGGCGCGTTCGAAGACATCCGGCCCGAGCTGATGGAAGCCCTCGCCGAGGGCGAGAGCATCGACGAGATCCGCGACCGCGTCGGCCGGGTGCTGAACATCGACGCCCGCACCCGCGCGATCCGAGCCACCATCCACGAGGTCGAACAACGCCTCGCCGACCCCGACATCGATCCGAACACCCGCCGCGTCCTCAACGCCCGCCGCCGCGAGCTGTGGAACGAACATGACGACAGCCTGGGGGAGTGGCAGTGGAAGGCCCGCCGCATCGCCCGCACCGAGGCCCACGGCGCCGTGTCGGCCGGCACCCTCGCGTCTGCGCTCGCCCGCCAGGAATTCGACCCCGAGCTGCGTCTCTACAAACGCTGGCTGGCCACTGAGGACACCCGGGTACGCGCGACGCACCGCGTCGCCGACGGGCAGGTCGTGCCGCTCACCGAACGGTTCCGGGTCGGTGGGTTCCTGCTGGACCACCCGGCCGACGCCACCACGATCGCGCCGCACGAGGTGATCAACTGCCGCTGCGCGATGCTGATCTACGACGACGACGAGCTGCAGGACGAGCTGCAGGGACCCGACGGCAGCATCGGCGAGATCCGGCCCGGCGGGATCCGGTTGGGCCCGGACGACCCGGACGACGCGGACCGCGTGATCGCCGAAGTGGCGAAGGAGGAGGGACTGTCGCGGCCGGCGCGGCTGGGGCAACGCGGCGAGGACCGCGGCCAGCCGACACCGGCACCGACAGAGCCGGTCGAACTCACCGACGAGCGGGAGAAGTTGCCCCCGCCGGACCGCCCTGCCAGGAGTCTGGCGGACCTCTCCGACGACCAGCTCCTCGACGAAATGCAGCGCGCGAACGACACCAACGACGGCGTCCTCTGGGAGCAAACCAACGACGAATGGGAACGCCGGCACAGCCAGGCCGCAGAGGATCCGCAACCTATCAACAACGTGACAGATTCTTCTGAACCTGTCACGTCACCCGCATACGATTCAGACGACGCACCACCACCACCTCCACCGGAAGGTCCGACGCTGACTCCCATACCGGACGACGAGCCCATCGGCGGGCCCACCCCTGCGGACCGGGACGCCGCGGCGGAGGCCCTCGACGCCGAGTATGCCGATGATGTCGCGGAACTGACCTGGGACGAGCGCGACAACATCGCGGCGTGGCAGCGCGACGACCGCACCTACAACGAATATCAGCGAGCCGCGCGTGGAGAGTCCGACGATCCGTACCTGATGGAGCAGGCGGAGGAGCTGGACGAACTCGTACGCCGGCACCGTCTGCGCCAGCCGGTCCAGGCGTACCGAGGGGTGCGGGACACCCGCAAGGTGTTCGGAGTCGACAACACCGACCTCGCTGGCCTGGTCGGCGAGGAACTGTCACTCGCCGGGTTCTTCGGCACGTCGCTCGATCGTCAGGTCTCGCTCGAGGAGTTCACGCGACCTCCCCTGGGTGGCGGTCCGGCGCTGATGGAGGTCCTAGTCCCGGCCGGGGTGCGCGCGTTGTGGGTGTCGCTCGCCGGTGACGACCGGATGCGTTACCAGCGTGAACTGCTGCTCCCGTCGTTCGTCAGGTTTACAGTCGTCAGCGTCGACCACGCGGACGGTGTGCCTGTAATTCGCATTCGGGTCGCAACTCCCTGATCTGCGGAATTTCGCGTCGATGTGTCGTGAGCTTGTACAAGTCGGTATTGTGGTTACAGCAGACAGGAGATAAATTCACGTCTCCCGACTTGGACACACTGACATTCGACACGGTTGGACGCGGCCATGGGTATTTCGCATCGTCTCTGGGACGACAGCGTATTTGTGCCTGCCGGTGAGCAGCCCCGTAAGCCTGTTTTCGTCGGTCAGCTACTGTCCAGCCTTCAACTCGAAGATGCCCCTCGATCGCGGCAGGTAGAGGGCATCAGGCAATGGTTGCTGAACAACGAGCCGAGCAAGAGCCTTGTCCTGAGCCTGGACAAGCGCGGCTTCGGCGAACTGCTGCACTACTGATCCCGTCACTCTGCACCTGACGCCCCGACCCTTTCGGGCCGGGGCGGGGTGGTCAGCGGTAGTAGCAGTCGCTCCCGGTGCGCTCCATCTCGTCGTAGTCGGCGCGGATGACTTCGGCTTTCCGGGTGGCGTCTTCGAGGCTGTCGGCCATGACGAGGTGGGTGTTTCCGTCGCGGTTGGTGACTTTGTAGGGGCTCATCGGGTTCTCCTTGCTGGCTTGCGGTGTGTAACCAACATTGCGGCAATACTCGGATGAAAGTCAAGGCGTAACTATCGACTAATGCGGCAATACCGCATACGCTTGCACTCATGGCGAACAACTCCCCCAACACCCGCGGACTCACCCCCGGAGGATCTTCACTGTCTGGCGACGGCAGCCATTCCCCCCGCGTGTCAGTCTCGCTGCCGACCGATGCGAAGGCACGCATCGAAGAACTCGCCGCGGCGCACGGAATGGGCGCATCGAAGTACATCCGTCGTCTCGTTCTGGACCACCTGGCCGCCACCGACTGACTGTCGCGCCCCCGAAGTGCCCAGATCGTGATGGATACTGTTCGATGTATCCACACAGAACGGGAGCCTCCCATGGGTGATTCGCTGACCGCCGCGCTCACAGCCAGCGGAATCGTGTACGAGCTGTCCGACTTCTCGAACCCCCAGCTGGAGGGTCCGACTGCCCTGCAGGTGTCCGACGACGGCCGTGTCCGTGGTCACCTTGCGATCTGGGACACCCCGCACATCGGGTACGGCGAGATCGTGCCGCCCCCGCACAGCTCGACGTCGTACGCGTACTTCCACCAGGGCGTAGTCCGGACGGAGGCCGGGGACCTGCCGGTCGGGAAGCTCACCCTCGGGACCGGTCACGCCGGGCCGGGTGGGGATGCGATGGCCGCCGCCGCCCATTACGACAACACCGGATCCACCGTCGCGGTAGTCCGCGCTGGTGAGGACCGGCACGGTATCTGGATGGCGGGCCGGATCGTGCCCGGTGTCGATGACCAGCAGATCGACGAGCTCCGTCGGTCGTCGGTGTCGGGTGACTGGCGCGACGTCACCCGACAGGGGCAGATGGAGTTGGTCGCCGCGCTCGCGGTGAACGTGCCCGGCTTCCCGATCCCCCGCACCGAGCAGCTCGTGGCCTCCGGCCGGCCCGTCGGACTCGTGGCCGCCGGGATCGTGCACCGCCGAGACCCACACAGCCCGGTCACCTACGCCGACCTGACCTCGCTCGTTTCGGCAGCCGTTTCGGACGCACAGAAGTCCGCCGACCGCCGAAAGAAGGCGGAGGAGGCGTTCGCCGCGGTGAAGGGCGACGTCGACGCCGACCGCGAGGACCAGCGGAAGAAGAAGGCCGACAAGCGGAAGAAGGCCTCCGGAACCGCGATCGCCGACGTCCGCAAGGACCGGGCGCGCGGCCAGATGGCCAACCTCCTGGCCGCTGGCACCGAGGCGAAGGTGAACGACGCGACTGGCCGGATGCCCGCCCAGCTGCACCGGTACTGGACAACGGGCAAGGGGCTCGCGAAGTGGGCCACCACCCCGACACCGTTCCGGTCGCTGGTCAAGGCGCTGCGCGCCGAGATCAAGGACATGACCCCCGATCAGATCGACGGTCTGGCATCGAACCTGTACTTCGACGTGTTCAAGAAACGGCCGGGGAAGCACAACGACAAGGCGAAGGTCGGTGGTCCGGGAAAATGACGGCCGCCGGAAACGGCGGCGACGACCACGACACTGACGGGATGATCGCCCTCCTGCCGGCGGCCGAGGACGCGACACGCCTCGCGGTCGGGGACGTCTCGGTCGACGAACTGCACCTCACCCTCGCCTACCTGCCGGACGTCGGCGACTTCGACGACCCCGCCCTACTCGCTGGCATGTTCCAGGCCGACGGCCCAATCGCCGGAGAGGTCAACGGCGCCGGCACTCTCGGCGGCGGGTCGGTCGCGGTGTGGCTCGTCAACGCTCCAGGTCTCACGGACCGGCGCGACGCGCTGATCGCGGCGCTCCACGATAGCGACGGCCAGGTGCCATTCGTCTCGAAAGACTTCGACGGCTTCCTCCCGCACATCACCTACGCGAGTGGCGGTGTCACCCCCGGCGACCCCATCCCGGCCGCATACGGGCCGGTCACGTTCGACCGCCTACGAGTGTCGTTGCGCGGCAAACACACCGACGTACCTCTCGGTTCTACCCAAGGTGTAAGTGGTGGCCCGGCCAAAACCCCTGAAACCAGATCGGCGGTGGCGTGATGGGCTGCAACTGCGGCGGCGGATCGGTGACCGTGTGGGTGGTTCGGCTGCCAGACGGACGCCGGAAACGGTTCCTCGACGAGGGCGACGCCCGCGCGTGGGCCGACGACCGGGACGGGACCGTCGAGCCGGTTACGACCTAACCCGCAGGTCGCGGGTTACAGTATTGGACAGAGCCGCTGGCCGAGGGCCGGGCGCATTGATAGCTAGATGCGACCCGACAGGAGATTCCGGTGGAACTCACCCTTCAGGACCTGCTTGATGCGGCACACGGTGCCGGTGAAGAGGGCCAGGCCCCCACACCCGAACAGCGGGCGACCGCCATCCGCGAGAAGCTCGCCGGCGCTGACCGTCCGGCGATCGAAGCCCTCCAGGACGAGGCGATCGAGAAGTGGGGCGAACTCAACGCCACCGACCCCACCGACGAGGAAGGTCTCGCAGGACTCGAGGCGCTGACCGAGTTCGTCCAGGTGACCCGGTCGGTGCAGTCCGACCTCGACAAGGCCGACGAGCAGGCTCGGGCCCGCCGCGCCGAGATGGAAGCCAAGATCAAGGGCACCAAGGACAACGCCGAGGGTGGCGACGACGAGGGCGCCGAGGGTGAGAACGCCGGCGAGGGTGGCGAAGGCGAGGGTGACGGCGGCCAGGGTGCCGACGACAGCGCCGCTGCCGCAACCGAATCGCCCGCCGACGCTGCCGAAGGTGCGCAGAGCGCCGAGGGTGCTGCCGCTGCGGCTGCCGAGGCCGCTCCCGCCGCGGAGGCGGTCCTGGCATCGGCGAAGCGGAACCGGTTCGACCTCGCGGCGATCGGCAAGCGCACCCCGAAGCCGAATCCACAGGCCGAGGACGAGCGGCCCCGCGGGTTCTCGATCACCGCCGCCGCACGCGTCCGCGGCTACGAGACCGGCCAGGCCCTCGACCTCGACGGAGTGGTCGCCGCCGCACAGGCACGCATCGAGAACATGCCTCGCGGCGTCAAGGGTCTTGTGCAACAGGAGGACATCGCACACTTCAAGGTCGACTACCCGGAGGAGCTGACCGCGTCGTTCAAGGACGACAACGCGCTCCTCGACTACGCGGGCGACCAGTCCCGACTGGCCAGCAATCGGGGCAAGGGCTCGCTGGTTGCAGCCGGTGGCTGGTGTGCACCGTCGGAGACCATTTACGAGCTGTCGCCGGTCCTTGCCGACGCCACTGCGGGCCTCGTCGACGTCGCCGAGATCTCGGTGAAGCGCGGCGGTATCCGCACCACCGAGGGCGCCGACTACGCCGCCATCTACTCCGGAGGCCAGGTCGGTATCCGCGAGACCGAGGCACAGGCGATCGCCAACGCCGACGACCCGGACTACCAGAAGGTCCTCTACCGCGTGCCCTGCACGGACTTCGTCGAGAAGCGCGCCGGGGTCGTCTACACCGGCATCGAGGCCGGCATCCTGCAGAACTCGGCCTACCCCGAGCTCACCCGTCAGCACGTCGAAGCCGCCATGGCCGCGCACGCGCACCGCGTCAACGAGCTGACCCTCGCCGACATGGTGACCCTGTCCACCACGGTCGACCTCACGCAGGAACTCGGCCCGTCGGTCACCGCGTCGGTGCTCAACGGTCTTGAGCTGGTCATCGTCGATCTGCGGTACCGCTACCGCGCGCCGGAGTCGATGACTCTCGAAGTAGTTCTGCCGATCTGGCTGAAGCTGCACGTCCGCGCGGACCTCGCCCTGCGCTCGGGCATCAAGTTCGAGCAGGTCACCAACGAGCAGATCAACGCGTTCTTCGTCGCTCGAGGGGCCCGGGTCCAGTGGGTCTACGACTGGCAGGATGCGTTCTCCGGGGTGGCGAACGGATTCGGCTCGGCCAGCGTCAAGGAGACGTTCGCGACGTCGGTCAAGGCGATGGTGTACCCGGCCGGCACGTTCGTTCGCGGTCGCGGCGAGGTCATCTCCCTGGGTGTCACCTACGACTCGGTGAACGTCCGGAAGAACGACTACCTCGAGATGTTCCAGGAGGAGAAGCTCCTGGTGCACAAGCGGGCGTACAAGAGCCTCGTGGTGACGCTGCCGCTGGCGGTCAACGGTGCGACGTCGGCGCCGCGTGAGCTGGTCCACGGTGGTCCGATCGCACCCGAGACCCCGTAGTCGCGGACTGAGCAGATGAGGGCGCTCCCGGTTTCCCCGCGCGGGAGCCGGGAGCGTTCCTCATTCCCCAACACCACGAGGAGCCACTGATGCCCGTCGGACCACCCGTATACGTCACCCGGCAGACCGCGCCGGACGCACCGCGATTCGGGCTGCTGTCCGTCGCATCGATGCCCACCGACGGCGGAGACCGCGCTGTCTACAACGGCATCGAGTACGACCTACCCCCGGAGCCGAAGGCCACCGGCTCGCCGACGGACTGCGTCGACACCCCCGCCGATCCGATCGACCTCGACCGCGGGCACCCCACCACCACCGCGATGCCGATCCGCGCCTGGTCCGGATTCGAATGCTCCGCAGTCGGCCTGGACGACGCCGAGATCGCCTCCTACGCCCGCGCGAAGCTCACCGCCGCCGAGTCTCCATACCTCGAGGCGGAGCTGTGGTCCGAGGCCGACCCGTCGCTGATGTCGGCGGACACCGTCGTCATCGAGGACACCGCCGTGCCCCTCGAAGTCGGGATCGGTCTACTCGAAGGGTGGCTGCACACCTCCTACGCGGGCGTTGGCGCGCTACACATTCCGCGGGCGCTCGGCGCACTGGCAGACCACAAGTCGGTGCTACACGCCTCCGGATCGAAGCTCGCCACGCTCATCGGTACGCCGGCCGCGCTGGGCAACTACCCGACGACCGGTCCGGACGGGGAGGACGCGGCGGCGGGCACGTACTGGATCGTCGCCTCGGGGGACGTCGTCGCGCGCCGCGGGGAGATCAAGGTCCACACCACGCAGGCGAACGCACGCCTCGACTGGCGGCGCAACAACATTCAGGGCATCGCGGAACGCTCGTACGTCGTCTCGTTCGACGACGTCGCCGCGGCGGTCCTGGTGAACCTCACCTAGAAGGGAATGGGTCATGCCGACGATTCTGACCAGCAGCGACCGTGAGGCGTCGCAGATCGCGCGCAAGCTGCTTGAGGCGAGCAAGGGCGACGAGTCGCGGTTCCGCATCGTGACGACCGGTCGCCGCCTGGCGTTCGACGTCGACGACGCGCTCGCCGACGAGATCGACGCGGACACAACCGATGAGCCCGACGAGGCGCCCGTGCCGGACCCGCCGCTGGTGTCCGGCGAGCCGGTGATCCCTGTCAACGACCTCGAGGAACCCGATCGCAACGGCCGCACCGCCGACTGGGCCGAGTTCATGCGCAAGCGCTACCCCGGCATGCACACCGGTGGCATGACCCGCACCGAACTGATCGCCGAGCATGACAAGCGCACAGGCGATGCGTAACCACGAAAGACCTGCATCGGGGACTATCCTGATGACAGCAAGCCGCTGGCCGAGGGCCGGGCGTGATCACACTCACGACCGACCTGGAGGTCTGAAATGGCGAACCTGAGCTGGCCGTCGATCCGCGGCAAGCGAGCACGCTTCACCCGGCTCGACGAATGCGGTGTCCCCGTCGTCGGCACGAAGACGACTCTCGTCACCAAGGGGTACATCAGCGTCACCGTCACCCCCGAGTACGAGGACGCCACCGAGAACGCACCCAAGACCGCCGACGACACCTTCGCGTTCGTCGACCGCGGCAAGGACCTTCTGAAGTACCTCACCGCCGAAATCCAGTTCGTCGGTGTCGATCCCGAGGCGTACGAGATCGTGTCGGGCAACCCGATCTGGACCAACGCGGCCGGCGACGCCGCAGGTATCAAGGTCGGCACCTACGACGACATCGAGGCGAACTTCGCGCTCGAGCTGTGGTCGGACATCCCCGGCCAGGTGTGCCAGGGATCGAAGGCGTACGGCTACTTCCTGCTGCCGTTCATCGGCCCGGCGCGCATCGGTGAGATCGCGGTCCAGGCCGAGCGTGCCGAGTTCTCGCTGACGAACGCGATCACGAAGGACGCCAACAGCTGGGGCACCGGCCCGTACAACGTGGAACTCACCGACGCCGAGCCGCCTGTGCCGGGCAAGCTGAACACGCCGCTGGGCGCGAAGGACCATCTGGTGATGTTCCAGACGGCTGTGGCTCCGCCCGCCGTCACTGCCGGTGCAATCGCGCTGGCCTGATTTCCCCTCCTTGGATGGTGGGTTACGCGCCCTCGGTACCAGTCATCTCCCCCAGGACTGGTGCCGAGGGCGTTCCCGTTTCTGCCGAACGAATTGGAGTGTCCTGTGGTTGAGTGGCCGATCGTCGTCCCGTCATCTGCGCGCGATCTGTGGGCGAGTGCCGACAGCACCGACAAGGACGCGGCGGAGGCGTTCGCCGGCCGCGTCCTGTGGGCGTTGACGGGTGAGGTGTTCGGTCTGCGGGCGGAAAAGGTGCGACCGTGTTTCACTCCGCAGACGCGCGGTTCGACCTACTACGGGCCGGCCGATCCCACTCCGGCGTGGTGGCCTGGCGTCGGTGTCGGAAACCCGGGAGCGTCGGGTGCGTGCGGGTGTCGCTCGAACTGCCGCCACGTCACCGAAGCCGACGTATGGGTGCCCGGACCGATCGCCGAAGTGACCCGCGTGAGCATCGACGGCGTCGACGTCCCGGAGTCCGCGTACGTGGTCCGGTCCCGCCGCTGGCTGCGCCGCACCGACGGCCAGGCGTGGCCGCAGAACCAGAACCTCAACGCACCCGACAACGGGCCAGGCGCGTTCGTCATCGAATACCAGCGCGGCGTTCCCGTCCCGCCAGAGGGACAGTTCGCCGCCGGTGCGCTCGCCGTGGATCTCCTGCGCGGCATCACAGGCGGCGAGTGCTCGCTCCCGTCGAACCTCACATCGATCTCACGGCAGGGCCTGACGATGGAAGTCGACCCCCGCGCGTACTTCGCCGAAGGGCTGACCGGGATCGAGGCCGTCGACGAGTGGATCATGGCCGTGAACCCGTACAAGTCGCGTCGACCGGCCCGCATTTCGTCGCCGGACCGCCCTCGCGTGGAGCGTCTGTCGTGACCGTCTGCAATCCGTACGCGATCGCGAAGCGGCTCCTCGACCAGCTCGCCGTCGAGCTCGTCGAGGCTCGCGCACCGTTGCCGAAGCGAATGACGGTCCTGACGTCGCCGCAGGCCGCGGTGATGGAGAAGTGCAGCACCGGGTGGGTGGCGTTCTCCGGCATCACCCCGTCGAACGGTGCCGGCGGATCCCCGGGCGCGATTCGCGACGTCGCACCCGACCACCAGATCGCGATGACGATGGGCGTGTACCGCTGCTTCCCGGTCGACCCGAAACTCGGCCCCCCGTCGTCGCCCGTGCTGGATTCGGCGTCGCGGGACATCCTCGACGATTTCGAGGCGATGCGCCGCGCCGCACTACACGCCTGGTCGGAGGAGCACACCGCCGACGAATGGGACCTCGAACCGATCCTCGGCGGGTGGCGGCCGGTCACTCCGCAGGGTGGCGGCCACGGGTCGACGATGGACGTGTCCGTGATCGCGCCGCTGTCGCTGTTCTCCGACGAGTCGGCCGCGATGCTCGATGGAGACCCACGCGGCTGACGTCCAGTCGTAGGTCACTGTTCGGGCGTATCCTGCGATCATGACCGAGGTGACTATCGAAGCGCAGCAGCACGTCGCGGGACTCGCTCCTGGGGATGTGGTGACCGTCGAACACACTGAGAAGATCGCGAAGCTCATCCTGCACGGTCGGGTGACGGTCATCGAGGGCCGCCCGTTCCGGGAAGGTGAGCCGCGCAGCGAGGGCGCGGTCGCGGTCGTCGCCCCCGATCCCGCTCCCGACGCCTCTGCTGACCTCGCCGACGCCCAGGCGGACGCACGCGAAACACTCGACCGGCTCAACGCAGAGCTGGACGCGGGGCAAAACGCCACCGACGCCGAGAGCGCCACTGGCGCAGCGGAACAGGCCCCGGCGTCCGGTCGGCGGAAGAAGTCGACTGGCGATGCCGGTTGACATCCATCACCACACGATCGAGCAGGACAACCGCGCCGCGGCCGAGCGGTGGGGAAACCGCGTCGGCCGCCGCGTCACCAACGCCGCGAAACGCCGTGCACCGGTCGATGAAGGCGCGCTCCGCGCGAGCATCGACTACACCCTTGAATGGTCGGCCGGTTCGTGCCACATCACTATCGGGTCACCCCTCGACTACGCCGAGTACTTCCACACCGGCACAGGCATCTACGGGCCCAAGGCCACGCCGATCGTTCCCGTCACCCGCAAGGCCCTCAAGTTCCGGTGGGAGCCGACCGGTCCGGGCGCGAAGAAGCAGCTCCCGAAGGAGAAACGCGGCTGGTTCTTCGCGACGTCGGTCAAAGGCATCGAGCCCGACCCGTTCCTAATCGACGCACTCAAAGAGGTAATGGGCGTCATCGACACCCTCCGATAGATCGAAACACCATCCACCGAAAGGGAACCACCCACCCATGAGCACCACCGACACCCCCAGCGACATCATCGTCGACGACGACTTCGACATCGAAGACCCGGAGACCCGATCGACACTCGGACTCGCCCCGCTCGACGAGGACATCCCCGAGTCCCTGCAGTTCTCCACGAAAGACGGTGGCCGCAAGTTCGAGCGACGGTCGATCGTGATCGACGGCCAGCAGTTCGTGATGACGCAGCCGTCGGACTACACCCTGTACCTGTACGTGCCGAAGCTGACCAGCCCGGACGGGGCCGAACGGTTCGACGCGATGATGAGGTTCCTCGACGTCGTCCTCGACCGCAGTGCCTCCCAGTACCTGCTGGCCCGAATGACCGACCCGGCCAACGACTTCAACGTCGAGATCCCACCGACAATCGTGGCGACCGCCCTCGACCTGTGGGGCAACAAGTCCGTCGCCGAGATGTACCGCAAGTTCAACGCCGAGAACGATACGGCGGCACCCGCGGTGCCGCCGACCCCGATCGGCGCGAACCGGGCCCAGCGTCGGCAGGCGACGAAGAAGACCGCCGCGAAGAAGGCTCCAGCGAAGAAGGCTGCACCGCGGAAGTCCACTGCACGTAAGTGACTGCCGGCCCGCCGTGGTTCGACGCTGCACCCGCCTGGTCTCTCGACGGGCGGGTGCTTCGTCTGACAGAACCGTCCACCCCAGACATGGTGCGCGCACTCCTCATCCCCGATACACCCCCCGACGTGGTACCGGGTAAACCCGCCAGCATGGGCAACGTGTCCGGGCTCGCGGTCGTCCTCGCCTGCACCCCCCGCGACCAGGACCGCATCCACATCCTCGAGCGGCTCCTCGAACCCGCCGAGACCGCACCGTCCCTGACCTTCATGCAGTTCGTCGCCGACGAGCTCGTGACGATGTACGGCGGCGGCCTGCCGCGCTGGACCATCGATCACCTGTGGTCGAAGACGATGGAAGCGTGGGCGTTCATCGACGGCGAGCTCCAACTGTCCGGGGTCGACATTCTCACGATGCCGTTCGGGCGGGCGACAGCGGCGATCTGGGCGTTGTGGCGCAGAGTGTTGCGGCACAACGAAAGAGAGATGGGGAGGTTCACGCGGGAGCTGGAGAAGCCGCCGCTGCGGGTCATCGACAAGATGAACGAGGAGGAGGAGGAATCTGAGGCGGCCGCCGCGGCGGGTGACGCCTCCGGGTTCCTGGCGCTGCAGAACGTGTGGCAGCAGGCCCAGCGTGGTCCCGCGACGCCAGCGTCCACCAGTGATGACGGCAGCTCGGATACGCTAGACCCGAAATAGAAGCAGCTCGCGCTGCTGGCCGAGGGCCGGGCGCGTTGTCCTTGGAGGCAGCGCGTGACCAGTCCTGGCGGTGAATGGGCGAAAGCTCGTGTCGGCGTCGAACTCGACTGGTCGAATGTTGATCAGGAGCTTCGGCAGAAGTTGGAGCGGTCGACGCTGATCGCGTCGCGTGCCGCACAACGACATCTCGACAGTCTGCGCCGCAGCGCCGAACTCACCTTCACCCGGATGGGCCAGTCGTACAACCGTCAGACCGACGGCATGGTCCGCAACACCCAATCGACGGTGGCGCGGATCAACGCGGAGCTGCAACGCATCCGGGACGTCCGGGTCACTGCGACGCTGTCGATCGACTCCAGTGGCGCGCTCGCCGAACTGCGGCGGGTCCACGGCACCCTGCAGGGCTGGTTGAACGCCAACCCGCTCACCGTGCGTGTGGGCGTCGACACAGCCCGCTCGATGTCGTCGCTGCAAGCCACGCACATCGCGATGCAGTCGTGGCTGCAGGCCAACCCGCTCGAGGTCGACGTGCGCGCGAACTCCCGCGGGCTCGCCGGTGGTCGTGGGGGAATCCAGAGTCTCACCCGAGGGATCACGTCGGCGCTCGGCTCGGTGGCGAAGTGGACGACCATTCTGGCCGGCGCGACGATGGCCGCCGGTGCTGCGCTGCCGGTGATCGCTGCGCTCGGCGCCGCGCTGGCGTCGGTCGGTGTGGCGGCCGGTGGCGCAGGGATCGCGGGTATCGCCGCTGCGGCTACCGGATTCGCTGCGCTCAAGACCGGCCTGTCCGGGGTTGGGGAGGCGTTCTCGGCGCTCGGTGAGGCGTCGGCGTCCGGCGGGGGCGCCGCGGTCGACAACGCGAAACAGGTCCGCGACGCCCAACGCGACCTCACGAACGCGATCGAGGACGAGCGCGACGCACAGAAGGACGTCGGCCGCGCCCGCGACGACGCCCGCCGCAAGCTCCGCGACCTCGACCTCGAGCTGCGGGGCGCCGCGTTGTCGGAGAAGGAAGCGGCGATCGACCTGGCCGACGCCCGCGACGAACTCGCGCGCGGCGACTTCAAGTCCTCCCGCGAGAAGCAGAAGGCGGTCCTCGCGGTGCAGAAGGCCGAACTGCGGCTGACCGAAATCCAGCGCGGCAACGGCGATCTCATCAAATACACCAACGAACAACGCCGCAAAGGGGTGGAGGGCTCCGACGAGGTCGTCGACGCGCAGAAGCGACTGAAAGACGCCACCGAGGCCGTCCAACGCGCCCAGGAGGCGGTGACCGAAGCCCAGAAGGGCACCGCCGGTGGCGGCGGTGTCGACAAGGCCGCGCAGGCGATGGCGAAGCTCTCACCCAAGGCCCGCGAGTTCGTCCTCGCGATCCAGGCCGTCAAACCCGCGTGGGCGGACATGAAGCGCGAGGTACAGGACTCGCTGTTCGCGAACCTCGCCGCCCAGATGCAACCGCTGACCGACAACTACGTGCCCCTGCTGCGCTCGGCGCTCGTCGGGGTAACGCGCGGCTTCAACGAGGGCGCCCTGTCAGCGCTCGGGTTCCTCAACTCCACCCGCGGCCTCGGCGTGATGTCGACGCTGCTGGGGACGTCGTCGAACATGGCCGGCAACTTCGGCCGCGCGATCGGTGAACTGATCCCCGGCCTCGCAGCCGTAGGTGCTGGTGCGGGACAGGTGTTCTCGCCGATGACCGACGGGCTCGCCGGCGCGACGCGCGGGTTCTCCGAGATGCTGATTCAGGCGCAGGAGTCCGGGCGGATGGCCGAATTCTTCCGTGACGCGGTCGCGGTCGCGAAGCAGTTCGGGCAGGTGCTCTCCGAGCTGGGTTCGATCATCGGTGGCGTGTTCAACGCTGCCGGGACCGCGGCCGGCGGGAACTTCCTCGGCGGCCTGCAGGCGTCGCTGTCAACGATCTCGGAATGGGTCAACGGACCCGGCCAGTCAGCCTTGGTGTCGTTCTTCGAATCGATGACCGCCGGTATGGGGGCGGTGCTGCCGATCCTGCTGCAACTCGCAGGGATCATCGGCACGACGATCGCGCCCGCCCTGTCGAACCTGCTGGTCCAGATCGCGCCTGCTGTAGGTGGATTCGTGACCGCCCTCGGCGAAGGGTTGAAGGCGATCGCCCCGGCAATGGCACCGCTCGGTACTGCTATCTCGGCGATCGCGACCGCGCTCGGCCCGGTGATGCCGGTCCTCGGGCAGCTGATCGCGACGTTCGTCGAACTCGCCGGACCGATCATCGGGGCGCTCGCGCAGGCCCTCGGCCCCGTGCTGGTCACCGTCGGCAACGCGTTGATCGTGCTGCTGCAGGCGCTCATGCCCGCCGTCCAGCCGCTCTCGGAGTACTTCGTCGCTCTCGGCCCGGTCATCGGCCAGCTAGCGTCGATGATCGGCGGTGCCCTCGGCGCTGCGCTGCAGGTGATCGTGCCCGCGATGACGTTGTGGTGGAAACTCGTTGCCGCTCTGCTGCCCGTTTTCACCGGGCTCCTGCAGATGCTGCAGCCGTTCACGACCGCGATCGGTGCCCTCGCGGGCGCAGTCCTGGTCGCCTACGGCGCCTTCAAGGTGTTCCGGATGGTCTCGACCATCATCTCGGTGGTCCGCACTGCCTGGACGCTCCTGTCGCTGGCGTTCAGCGCGTCGCCCATCGGCATGATCATCACCGCGATCGCTGCCCTCGCCGCCGGGTTGTACCTGTTCTTCACCAAGACCGAGGTCGGCCGCGCCCTGTGGGACAAGATCTGGGGCAGCATCAAGGCCACCTGGGATGTGGTGTGGGGTGCACTCAAGACCGGGTTCGAGAAGTTCGGCGAGATCGCAACATGGTTGTGGGAGAACGCCTTGCAGCCCGCGTTCTCGGCGATCGGGAAGGCCATCGGCTGGGTCAAGGACCACTGGGAGATTTTCGCCGCCGTGCTCGGCGGACCGATCGGCATCCTCGTCGCCCTGCAGGCGAAGTTCGGTGTCGTCTCGACCGTTATCCAGGCACTCGGCACCGTCATAACCTGGTTGTGGCAGAACATCATCCAGCCCGCCTTCTCGTTCATCGGCACCATCATCGGTGGTGTCTGGAACGTGGTGAAGGTCATCTTCAACGCGTGGATGACCATCTTCCGGGCCGTCGGCTCCGTGGTGATGTGGCTGTGGAACAACGTAGTTACACCCGCCTTCAACGCCATCCGCACCATCATCTCGACCTGGTGGTCCGGCGTGCAGATGGTGTTCGGGTTCTTCCGAGACATCCTCGTCACGGTCGGCGGCTGGGTGTGGGACATGGTCGGCAAGGTCGTCGGATTCTTCACCACCCTCGCGACCGGGATCCGCGACAAGGCGACGCAGGCGAAGGACTGGGTGGTCGAGAAGTTCAACCTGGTCATCGACTTCTTCCGCGGGCTTCCTGCCACGATGCGCGACCTCGCGGGCAAGATCTGGGATCCGATCAAGAACGCGGCGAAGACCGTGTTCAACTCGATCGCTCGCCTGTGGAACAACACCGTCGGCAAGGTCAATTTCACGGTGCCCGACTGGATTCCAGCAGTCGGTGGGAAGAAGTTCGCCATGCCGCAGATCCCGACGTTCGCGTACGGCGGCCATGTCCGCGGGAAGGGCACCGGCACGTCGGACTCGATCCTGTCGTGGCTGTCGAACGGCGAGTTCGTGTCCCCGGCCCACGCGGTCAACGCCCGCACCCTGCCGCTCCTCGAGGCCATGCGTTCCGGGTGGACCCCGCCGGCATGGCTGACCGGCGCGGCCCTCGGAGCCGGGCTGCCCGGGTTCGCCGGGGGCGGCCCGCTCCTCACCCAGGAGGAAGTCGCCCGCATGGGCGGCGGCACCGTCAACCGGTCCCTCGCCGAGGCGGTGCGCAAGCAATTCCCCGACATCAAGATCACCTCGGCCAAGACCGACCACTTCGACGACGGCGGCTATCACCCGCGAGGTATGGCCCTCGATCTCGACAACCGCGACGACGTCGCCGCCTGGTTGTTTGCCAACCGCAAGGCACTCGACCTCGGCCAGATCATCTACGGCGGCGGCGACGGCCAGTGGAACTACTACAACATCGGCGGCACCGAGGCATCGGGCAAGGACGCCATCCCGATCTACGGCTCGGATGTGGTGTTCGGGCAGCACTCGGATCACATCCACGTGATGGCGAACAAGGAGGTGCCGGCAGGGGCGCTCGGCGGCGGTGGCCGGCCGGGGTTCGACACCGGTACCGGGACCGGTACTGCGCCGGGTGGACTCGGCGGCGGTGGCGGTGCGTCGACACCGATCGGCTCAGGTCTCGGTGGGTCCTGGGGTAACTCGGGTGGCCAGTCGGCGTTCAACTCTGCTGCGGAGGCCGACAAGGGCGGCGTGATCCCGGTGTGGGTGGAGAACTGGCCGGCGTCGCTGGGCGGCGGTGGCGGCGGTGCTGGGGCCCCGACGTCGCTGGGTGGCGGTGACCCGTCAGCGCTTCCGGCAGCTGGTGGGCCTGCTGCTGGGGGTGCGGCGATCCCGGCTGGCGCCGGTATCGGGAAGCTGACGCGCAGCTCGAGCAAGCAGGAGGTCGCCGACGCGATCTACTGGGAGGCCCGCAAGCGTGGCTACTCCCACGAGGAAGCGATTGCGATCCTCGCGCACGCCCGCGGCGAGTCGGACTTCGATCCTGAGGCGGTCAGCGACAACGGGCTGTGGCATGGTGTGTTCCAGCAGGACTCGGGCTACCCCGGCCGGGACGACCCGAACAAGAACATCGGGGAGTTCTTCAACCGGCTCGACGCGAAGCGCAAGTCGCCGGGCGCGTCCGACGACATCTGGAAGAACATCTTCTGGCTGCAGCAGCGGCCGGGGGAGTCGTCGGCGGATGCGGCGTTCAACAACGGCCGCCAGGAGTACTTGACCGCTGAGATGAAGCCGCACGAGGGCGAGGCCCGCAAGCTCGCCGAAGAGGCTGCGAAACGTGCACCTGCCGCGCCGGCACCCGCCCCCGCTCCGGCTACCGACCCGTCGACGCCGACCGACGTCGCCCCCGTCACCCCGTCGGACACCCCGACCCTCACGCCGAGCGAGGACCCCGGGAACGGTTACAACGTCGGACAAGGCGAGGGCGACCAGAAGAAGCGGGACCCGCAGGAGTACACGATCGGTGGCGGCACCCTGTCGTCACAGCTCGGCGGGCTGGTGAAGACCGCGCTGCACAACGGGATCGACGACTTCATTGCGGCCAACCCGGGCCTGCTCGGCAACTACGACAACACCGAGGGCACCTCGCTCGGTGACCGCACTGGCGGTGTTGCGAGCTCGGCGATCTCCGGGCAGCTCGGGTCGGCGCTCGGCGTGTTCGGCATGGATGTGCAGCCGCCGATCCTCGACGCGGTCGGCGCCTATATGCAGGACAACCCGCGCGACAAGGGCGAGAACGGCACGGCCACGAAGAAGGACCTCATCGACCTCGTCGACGCGTTCCTCCGCGGCGGCCCCATGCAGGTCATCGTGAACAACCCCCAGGACGGAGACGACGTCGTGCGCAAGGTCGACCAGGACCGCCGCCGCCGGATGAAGAGGTACGTGAACAAATGACGTGCTCACCGGAGGTCTCCAACATCCGCATCGTCGGCTGCGACGACGGCGACATTCATCCGATCCACGGCGAAGACGCCGGCACCACCGGCGTGAAGCTCCTCAAGGGTGGGTTCACCGACCTCTTCGAAGCGCCGGTCCGGGTCATCGAACGCACCCCGGTGAAGATGGACGGCGGAGTGTTGCGGGCGGTGAAGACCGCGATCATGGAACCAGTCCTCACCGTCGGCATCAGTAAGAAGCTGGTCAACGAGACGTTCGGGTTCATCGACAGCTCGATCCGTGAGGCGTTCTCCTTCGAACTCGATCCCTACTACGAGCATTCGAAACTCGCGCGGATCGAGTGGGAGACAGAAGAATCGACGCGCTGGATCGAGGTCGTGCTGACCGCCGGCCAGTCGTTCGAAGCCGAGTTGATGCCGCAGCATCACGGGTCGTGGATCTGGGAAATCCACCTGAAAGCCTACGACCCGTTCTGGCGTGAAGAGGATGACGTCACCGCCGTCGAGTTCGCCACCCCGGGAACGAAACCGATCGCGGTCTCGAACCCGACCGGCGTCGACATGGCACCCACCTGGGTCACCACCCGCGGACAGGTCCGACTCCCGGACAACACCTGGTCCGGACGACAGTGGGATCGCGCGCCGGGCGGCGCCTACCCGACGCGAACCCTGCTGTACCCCAACATCACCACCCCGATGGGCGGGCTCGTCGCAACGCCCGAACCGGGCAAGGTGCCCGTCCGGGATGCGTTCGACCACAACCTGGTCGGGCAGATGCCGGTCCCGGGTGACTTCCCGAAGAACCTGGTCCCGCGGTTCACCCAGGACCAGAGTCTCTCGGTTCAGGCGGTGCAGGTCCCGGCCGGCGGCATGCGCGTCGAGTGCCGGCAACCCCGTCGGTTCCGGAAGCCTTGGGGGCGAGTGTGAGCGCATTCCTGACGAAGGAGGCCAAGGCGACCGTGCAGGCGCGCGCGGCCCGGGCCGTCGCGGCGATGGACGACTACGAGTCGCAGTCGCTGCTCGACCAGTGCAACGCGATCCTCGAAGCCACCGAGCAGGCCGAACGGGACGAAGCGCGGTCCCGACGCGAGGACCCGATCCTGCGTCTGTGGGATGCCGAATGGGCGCTGCAGCATGTCGCCACCGACGTCCTGTCGTACACGTTCGAATGGGTCGACAACGACACAGGCACAGCCGAAATCGTGGTGCTCGCCGACTCCCCACTCGGCCAGTGGATGCTCGACTTCGAGGGCCGCGACCTCCGCGAGGAGGGCGTCAACGTCCACATCACCGCCGACTATGTGGGCGCCCGGTGGGGCGGCCGCATGGAGGACGTGTCAGTCGAGCTCACGTCGACCGGCGACGAAGTGATCACCGCGACGTTCCTCCACGATTACGAAAACCTCAAGTGGATCGAGTGTTTCCCGTCGCCGCTGTTCCCGGCGATCTTCCAGCTGCGAGCCTGGATCCTGTTGGGCCCGGTCAACTGGTGTGCGCTCACCACCCTGTTCCTGAACCTGATGCGCGACGAAACACCTTTGACGATCCCCGACGACCCGATGGACCTGGGCGAGTGGACCGAAGGCTTCGACGTCAACACCTGGCAGATCGTGCCGAACCCGGTGTCGTTCACGCAGGCGATGGCCTCCGGGGTGCTCTGGGGAATGCCGATCATCCGAATGAAGTACTGGCACGACGCCTTCCACGCGATGATGGACGACGCCGAACTGTCAGTGCAGGCCGACCGCTGGCTCGAGGGCGACGACCTGCCGTGGGAAGGCGCGGACCTCCGCAACGGCGCCCTGGTGATCTCGATCGCCGACAAGTCCGGCCGCTACAACACCGGAACCAGCATGGGCGGCAACCTCTTCGGCGGGCTGGTTAACACGATCGACCAGTTCTTGTCTGACGGTTTGGATACCACTCGCTCGCTGATCACGGGGCAGCCGATCCCGGGCGAGTACATGCAGATCGGCGCGAAGTCGACGAACAAGCGGATGCCCTACGTCATCCTCGAGCCCGGCCGCACCCCAGGCGTCGTGTCGGCGAAGTTCACCCGCACGCCGGAGAAGGTCGCGAAGATCATCACCGGCGGCAAATCGGCTCCCGGTGTGAACGAGGGCATCTCGGCGCTGATACAGGCGATCGGCGATATCGTCGGCGACAACATCAACATCATGGGCTACGGGGTGGGGTCCATCGGCGGCGCGATCGACACCCTGCTGCGGCCGCTGTACACCGACACCATCCTCGCGTGGACCGACACGAAACTCACCAGCCGCGCGCAGAAGCTGGGCTGGTCCAGGTATGTGGAGTTCTTTCAGGACGGCGCCGACCAGGCGTACACCCTCAACTCGCTGATGGTGATCCGCCTCGGACTGTGGGCCACCCGCCGCTGGACGTCGCACGAGGTGAAGGTCCTCGACGCCTGCCCGTGGATGGTGGGCGACAACGGCGTCGGTCACATGTGGCTGTCGGACCGGATCGGGACCACGGCGCCGCGCGACACCAGCGGCCGGGTGTGGGTCGATCGGATCAAGAAACTCGTCCTGTCGGCCGACGAAGACAACTTCCACCCGGACTGGACGATCACCGTCGGCGAGGACGCGGCGAACCGCGATCCGTTCGAGGAAGCGATGGCGAGGATCCGCGACACGATGTCGGGACTGCATGATCTCGGCGTCGTGTGAGTACGCAGGATACCGTTGAACAGTGACCTGGCAGAGCGGAGAGAGTCGTGGGTAGGCGTAGCAAGAACCGGCCGCCGAAGAACCGGCAGTCGCCGATCGCTGTGCCCGACTTCCCGACTGTCGACAACTGCGACCCCGACGACCCGGACCAGTTCGCCGTCTGGGCGTTTGTGGGGCTCCCGGGTATGCGGGGTGCTCCGCTGGGGCCACCCGTCACATGGTTGCGGATGCTGTCGCGGCGACTGTGGGATTTGGGGTTTCGGTATCACCCCGAGCTCCGCACGTTGAAGTACCGCAAGCCGCACACCGGCGACCCGAATTTCCTGAAGTCGGCGGGGGAGTGGGTGCCGATCGACGCACCGGACGATCCGGCCGACGAGCTGTCCCCGGAGGCGCGCGAGCTCCTCGATCTCGTTGCCCGGCAGAAGGCGGCGCGCGAGCAGGCGAAGACGCCGGCGCCGGTCATCCCGGACGAGGACGGGAAGGTGCCGTACGTCCGGAAGGACAAGACCACGGTGATGGTCACCCCGGCGCAGGCCGCTCGGTACGCCTCGGCGAAACGTGATCTCCGCAAGGCGACAGGAGCCGGCGAGTGACGACACCGAATCTTGGCCCCGGCGACCTCGGCGACTACGACGAAGCCGCGAACAACGGCAACCTCTCCGACCTTCAGGGCGCGAACCCCTCCGACTTTCTGCAAGGGGAGATCGGCGGCATGACCGGCCCCATCGGTGCCGTGGGATCCGCAATCCTCGGTGCCATCGGTGGAGTCGTCGGTGACGTCGTGGACTACTCGGATCAACCGGGTCAGCGCAACCTGAAGCAGGCCCGCGGTTTTGTGACCGGAAAACTGCCCGGCGTGACGGGAGGACTCAAAAGTCCTGTCCTCAAGCCACTGTCGTTGCTGCTGTCGTGGATCGCGGGGGGTTCACCGGATGACTGGGACACGTTCGAGGAGATCAGGGACAACCTGATTCCCGCGTTGATTCGGCTGCCGCTGCGCATCCTCGCTCAGCTGATCGGGGGTATCCCGATTATCGGCGACGCCGTCGAGGACGCGCTGGCCGGATGGCTGCGCAACACGAACGAGACGGCGACGGACGCAGCGGAAACCGTGGTGTCGGTCGGCACCCAGGTCACCTACTTTCAGCAGGTCATTTCGGTCCGAAGTGGTCGCCCGCTGCACGAGACCGGACCCGATCGCACTGCATGCGTGAGCTTCCCGTTCTCCGAGATGAACCTGCCGGTCTCGAACATCACGATCGGCGGCGGAGCTCACGAGCACAACCTGTCGGGCAACTCGGGTTACGAATCGGCGGGTGGTGACAACCACCGGCACTCGCTGAACGGCTCGCTGGCGAAAGCGACGTCGAGCGCCTCGGACCACTCCCATTCGGTGACGCTGTCGACGAACCCGCCCGTCGTCAACGCAACCGCGAACTGGGCGCCGTGGGCGTCGATCATCATCGACAGCGCCGCCGAGCGGAAAGTGCTCGGCTGGATGGCCTACAAGTCGGCGAGCGGCACAGTCACCGGTTTCTACGTCGATGTGTTCGCGCAGGAACCCGACGGCTCCGTCGGGCCGGTCATCTACTCGTCACCAAACCTCGCGGGCGAGCTCGTCACGTCGATCGCGTGGATGCAGCACCTCATGGACGGGGCGTCAGTCATCGCAGACGTAGACGATGTCGTCGACATCCAGTTCCGGATGACTGGTACCGGCATCGTGCACATCGCCGGGGTCAACTTCCCGTACGCCACCCCGATCACCGGGATGCGTCCGTACTCGCCCGGCGCCGGCCGCAACCCGTCGACCACCCCGGTCCCGGCGAGCCTCACGACAGCGCAGCGCGACGCCATGTACGGCGGACCCACGGTGTTCGTCGGCCTTGGCCTCGACGTCGGGCAGACCAGCATCCCCGTCGTGATCGTGGACGACCTCAACCGGTCGAGCTTTGGCCCCGAGTACAAGACGTTCGGCAACATCAAGATCGAAGGCGGTCGGGCCAAGCACACGGCGAGTGGCCTGTCCACCAACTCCGGCGCTGCGATGCGGGTGCAGTCACTCAACTCCGACTACTTCGAGATCAGCTTCGACCTGTGGCTCGACGGTGACGTCGAGGAGTACCAGTCGGCCGGCGTCGGAGGGCGCTGCACATCCAGCCTCGGCGCGGGGATCTGGCTGACCGCCAACGAGAACGGCGTCTATATCCAGACCGGCGCCTATAGTTCGCGCGCCACCCGATCAACCGTCCCCGCACCCGGGTCGGGTCGGTACACGTTGCGTCCCCGGCGGTCTGCGGACAACACCCACTGGATCTATGACGTGTTCTACGGCGACGCCAGCTATCCCGAGAACGATCCGATCGACGACTGGGCGGACACGACCGGCATCGTCGCCGACGGTGTGGGTCGCCGCCGGGTCGCCATGGTCGTCAACGGTGCAGCGTTCTTCCCGTCCGGCGAGCTCGACAACTTTGTCGCCCGCGACGTCACCATCACAGAGGAGACCTGATGCCCACTATCACTTTCACCGTGGACGGTCCCGAGTCCCGCGGCGGCGGACTCGCGACGTTCACCCCCCGCGTCGACATGACCGTCGACGGCGTACTCGTCACCCCCGGCAAGTCGTGGCGCGACGTCCCGTACACCTTCAACGAGCAGGCCCAGACCGACCTCCCGGAGGGCCAGTGGTGGATCCGCGGTATCGACAAACACCGCTACCCGATCGACATCACCGGTCCCGCCGACGTCAAGGACCTCATCGTCCACGGCCTGCCAGACAAGGCTCCGGCGACAACCCTCACCGAGGCGGCAGCGGCGTGGCTGGAAGCGAACGTCGACACCGAGGTGACCGGCCCGCTCGTGGAAGGCATTCTCGCCGATCCGGACTCAGCAGCCCGGGGTGTTCTGGACGGCGCTTATGCCCCGTCGTCGCGCGCGGTCCCGACGGGCGGCGCGACCGGCCAGGTGCTCACCAAGACCTCGGGCGGCACCGCGTGGCAGACCCCACCCGCCGGTGGCGGCGGGGGCGACGGGGTGAGCGCGACCGCCGTGAACGTGGCTCTCGCGCAACGCACCCTCGCGCCTGTCGTCGAGGTAGTCGACAGCACCGACGAATGGTGGATCAGCCCGATCGCCACGCAGCTGTCGTGGCCGTACCCGCGGATCGTGAAGGCGTCGTACTCCCAGACCGGCGGCATGCTCGCCTCGGAGTCGGTGCCCGGTGTCCTCACCAAGACGATCGAGGCATTCGATCCCGGGTGGGCGATCGACGACCACGACGCGCCGTGGCTGTTCGCCGAAGACCGGCACCGCCTCGTCATGGGGTCCTCGCACCACGGCGAGTACAAGTACCTCGACATCGTCGTGTCCGACCGCGACGGCTCGATCGAGTCGCTGGCAACGAACCCGGTCACCCGATTCCAGATGTCGGAGTACACCTTCACCCACACCAACTACGGGCAGTGCCACCGCATCGAGCACCTGTCCACCGTCGACGCCTACGGGGCGCCGTTGGTCGATCACTTCTGGCTATTCGTCCGGGCTGGTGACACCTGGGACATCATCGACTTCACCGTCCACCAGCACACCGGCGTCGTGACGATCATCGACCGGCGTCCGTTCCTGCAAGGCCAGAACCTCCAGTGGTACTGCACCACCGTGTCCGCGCACGATCCGTCCGGACAGAAGATCCGTGTTGGCGCGTATGCCAACCCGTCGTCGTGGCAGCACGCCATCTGGTACGTCGAGATCGACGTCGAGACCGGCATCGTCACTTGCCCCACGGTTCCGGGCCTGAACCACGACATCGAGTCCGGGGTGTTGCAGGCGTTCAACGCGACCACCGGACCGGGGTTCGCGGCGGCGCTCGCCCAACCGGCGGCGGGGATCTCGCGGCGACTCCTTGCGATCCGCCCCGGACCGGCGGCCCCGGCGATCCTGTGGGCAGAGTGGCCCGAGTCGTCGCCGAACGTCGCGACCTACTACCTCACCACCCTGTCGGGTGGGGCGTGGTCGACGGTCAGCATGGGCGCGGCCGGCCCCCGGTTCGGTTACACCTCGACGTCGAACTACCTGGCGGGTGGGTGTTTCCCGAACCCTTGCTACACCGACGAGCTCTATCTGGCGCGCAACGCCGACCCGTCGGTGGTGGAGCGCTCCTACATCAACCGGGCCGGGACGCGGGTGTTCGAGACCGTCGCCTCGTCGGAGGACTCGGTGCTGATCCGTCCGCACCTGGCCTACGGCGGGTCGGCAGCGAAGGTGATGTTCACCGCGCTCACCGACTACTCCGACACCGGATTCACCTTCGCCGGCACCTGCCGGTCGCAGGCCGAGAACGCGGGCATCACCGCCCTCGGTGTGGTGGAGGTGCCCGACTTCGACGCACCGACCGTGCCGTCCGGGGTGTCAGCGGCACCCGTCGCCGGGGCCGCGATCGTGTCGTTCACCGCCTCCACCGACAACGTCGGGGTGGAGGAGTACCGCGTGTACTCCTCGGCCGACGGCTACACCGCGGTCATCGCGACCGGCGCGAGCTCACCGATCACCGCCCCGTCGCCGAACGGTGTGGCCGCCTCGTTCCGGGTCGACGCGGTCGACGCCGCGGGCAACGCCTCGGCGAAGTCGTCGGCCTCGAACTCGGTCACCCCGCAATCCCAGGACGAGATCCTGCCCGGGGCGGGCGCGCTGCTGCTCATCGATCCGACCAACCCGCACCAGGCGTGGGCGTCGGGTGTGCCGACCGGCACGGTCACCAACCTCGCCCGCGCCCAGGCGGTCGCCGCCGCCGGATCGGGCGTGGCCGGAGACTTCGACCTCACCGTCGCCAACACCCTCACCCCGACTGACGGTGTGATCTCCCGGACCGGGAAGGGCGGCCTGTACGGGCTGATCTCGCAGACCACCGACGTCGCCGACCGCACGTTCCGGCTGTCCTCGGAGGCGCTGCGGAAGTACTTCGCCGACCACCCCACCAACGACTACTTCCTGTCGGCGTGGGTGCGGCCGGTGCGCCGGTCGACGATGAGCCCGCCGCTGTTCTTCACCGCCTGGGTGGGACCGCGGGGTGCGGGCACCATCGATCTGATGTGCGTGCGGGAGGTGACGAGCTACAAGATCGGTGGCGCGCCGTCGGCGAACCGGTCGATGGTCCTCGAAACTGCCACGCCCGCACCGCTGGACACCCCGGCCCGGGCGGGTGGTGCGTGGACGGAGTTGCAGGCCGCGCACGCCACCGACGCGACGATGCTGCTGATGGGTATCCCGAACGTCTCCGGTCAGCCGACCACGGTGCACAAGGCGGCGTCGTGGATCTTCTACCGCGCCTACATCGAAGACCTCACCGTCTCCGGGCGTACCGCGTCGGCAGTGTCGGCGATCGATCAGCAGCTCTACGACGCCGCGTTCGGGTCCGGTGGCCGGTACAACGCCGACACCTACGACGCCGCGAGCACCCTGCCGTGACCCGCCCATAACGTGAACTACGCGGTTGTCGTTTAGGTGGTAGAAACGAGATCGGCCCCGGCGGTGCTACCAACACCGGCCGAGGCCTTGCCACCCGTTCAGCTCTGACCTGAAGGATGACCGTGTCTCACGCTACTCAGGCGTGCGTTCTCTCGCGCGCCGACCTCGATCTGTACATCGAATCGTTTCTCGCTCGCTGGGAGAATCCGAACACCCGCGATGCCTACCGTAACGACCTCGCGATGTGGCTGCGCTGGTGTGATGACCACGCCAAGGACCCGATCGGCGATGCCTCCCGTCCGCTCGTCGAGATGTGGATGCGGTGGTTGCGTGATGAGCGCGGCAATGCCGCGCCGACGATCAATCACCGCGTCGGCACTCTGTCGCAGTTCTTCGAGCTCGCTCTCGATGACGATCTCGTGCGCAAGAATCCATGCCGGCTGGTTCGCCGCCCGAAGGCGGTCCCGGACGCCGATCAGCGGATCGCGCTCACTCGTCCCGAGCTGCAACGCCTCGAGGCCGTCGCCGCGGCGTCCGGCCCCACTGACCACGCGTTGGTGATGCTGATGGGCTACTGCGGGCTGCGGGTGTCTGAGGCGTGTGGTCTCGAAGTCACCGACTGCCATGAGATTGCGAAGGCGCACCGGTGTGTGCGGTTCGTCGGCAAGGGCGGCAAGCCGGCGTTGGTGCCGCAGCCGCCGGCGGTGCAGCGTGCCGTTGATGCTGCGATCGGTGGGCGTACCGAGGGTCCGCTGCTGGTGCGGCGCGACGGCACCCGCATGACGCGGCGTTCGGCCGACCGGGTGGTGAAGCGGCTGGCGAGGGCCGCGGGGAACACGAGCGTGAAGGTGTCGCCCCATACGTTGCGGCACAGCTTCGTTGTCAACGCGCTCGATGCCGGAGCTCCGCCGCGCACGGTGCAGCTGTCAGCTCGGCATGCGGATATCTCGACGACGCTGTCGACGTATGACCGCGGCCGTCAGGCGCTTGATGATCACGCGGCCTACATCGTGGCGGGCTATATCGGGTCGGTGGCGTGATGACGTGTATATGAGCGCTGCCGGTCTATTCTGGCTGTAGCTGCTGGCCGAGGGCCGGGCGACGATCTACCACGTCGATCCGGAGAGACCAGCCCTATGACGAAGATCATCACCCCCGACAAGGTTCGCGAAGTCGACGCGATGGCTCGGGCGCGCGACGGCCTGTACTACGGGTACGGCGAGGCGTTCACTCGGAACCCGAAGCAATCTACCGACTGCTCGGGACTCGTTCTGCAGACCGGTGCATGGTTCGCCGGACGCACCGACTGGGTCGGAAACCGCTACGGCTCAACCGAATCGTTCCGCCTCGACTACAAGATCGTCTACGACCTCTGGTTCAAGCGCATGCCGCGCGGCGGCCTGTCGGCGCTCTCGTTCAAGCCGATCATGCTCGTCGGCCTCCAGCACGGTGGCGGCGGAATCTACTCGCACACCGCATGCACGCTGATGGGAATGGACCGCCCCGGCGGCGAGGTCAAACAGTCTGCCCGCGGCGTCGACTGGGAGTCCCAGGGCAACGGCGTCTTCTACTACGAAGGCGCCCGCGCGTGGAACGACAGCCTGTTCCACGACTTCTGGTACCTCGACGCCAAGCTCCAGATCGCGCCGCCGGTCAACGAGATCAACGCCGAGTACGACCGCGCGAAGGGCTGGATCGGCAAGCGCATCGACGTCAACGAGCAACCGTGCCCGGACGGCGAGGGCAAGTTCATTCGCTGCGAGCGCGGACACATCTACTTCCACCCGAAGGTCAACACCGGCGCCCCGGCCGGAATGCGCGCCATCGCGATCCCCGCCGACATCTTCGAAGTGTGGAAGGGCCAGGGCTTCGAGCGCGGCCCCCTCGGCTACCCCACGGTGCGCCACTACACCGACACCGGTGTCGGCACGATCCAGGCATTCCAAGGCGGCGCGATCTACCGCAAGTACGGCACTCCCGGCGGAGTCGTGGTCGGCGACATCGGCCGCCGCTACGCCGCACTCAAGGCCGAGAAGGGGCCATGGGGATACCCGCTCGGCAGCGAGAAATTCCGCGACGGCGGTCGACGCGTCCAGACGTTCGAGCACTACGACGCCTACTGGCACCCCAGCAAGGTCATCGACTTCCTCCGTGATCCCGAAGCCCCCAACCAGTAACCACTCCCGAAGGAGAACGAACACCATGACTCTCGACCAGAGTTCACCGCGCACCAACCCCGCCGTCCTGTTCATCGAGGACCTCATCGAGCGGGCAGTGAAGACCTTCGCCCAGCTCCTCCTGCTCTTCCTCGTCGGCGGCGTCACCGTGATGACCGTGCCGTGGAGCACCGCCCTGCAGGCCGCCGCGATCGGCACCGCCGCAACCGTTCTGCTCGCCCTGCTCGACCGGTCGATCACGTCGACGAACCCGACCGTCGAAGCGCTCATCCGCGCCGGCCGCACGTTCATCGCCGCGTTCGCCGGAGCGCTCCCGGTGGTGCAGGACGCCGCCAACGCGCCGACGTTCAGCAGCGTCCACTGGCTCGAGATCACCGCCTACGCAGGAACCGCCGCCGTGCTGTCGCTGCTGACGTCGTTCGCGTCGCTGCCCGTCGGACCCGCGAAGGGCTCGCCGACACTCGTCCGTGCCGCGTAGAGCCGATGCCAACGTGGTTGACGCCGAGCGCGATCGACAATGTCAGCGTCGTCGGTCTATTCGGGATCGTCGTCGTGCTCTTCATGTGGGCGCTGCTGACAGGGCGACTCGTGCTCGGCGTCACCCACAAGGAGACACGCGAGCGCCTGGAGAAGGCCGACGCCCGCGCGGTGGACGACGCCAAGGCGATCGCCACGCTGACCACCGCGCTCACTGAGAAGAACGCGAGCGACCAGGCCAACGCGCACTTCATGCAAGCCGTGCGCGACGTCATCCAAGGAGAGCTCGGGGCCGCTCGCCGTGATGGAGGGGCCACATGATCCGTTGGCCATGGTCGCGGCGCGAGGACCGCGAAGCCGCGCGCAGAACGACGCGGCAGTACGAGATCGAAGCAGAGAAGTCCGCGAAGCGTCGCGAAGACGCCGAACGGCTGGCGGTCGAATCGAGAGCCAGCACCGACGCACTGCGTGAACAGATGCGATTGAACGGGTGGACAGAGATGTTCGCCGCGTCGTGGGGTGGCCGCGGCGCCGCGCAGGAAGGTCGAGGGTGAGCGAACCACGACGGCTGGTACTCAAGGGTGCCGCCTACATTCTGATTCTGTCGGGGGTAGCCACCACGGTCGTGTGGCTGCTGAACGTCTTCTTTCCCGATGTGCCGGACGAACTCTGGGGCGACGCCTGCCTGATGGCGATCGCGCTCATGATGTCGCTGTTCGGCCTGACGTACGGGTTCCGGTCCCCGTGGTGGACGAACGACGTCGGCCGCATCTTCCTATGGAAATCGACGATCGTATCGGCGCTGTTCCTGCAGGTGGCACTGTCGTCGTTCACCGACTCGGCGTACCCGGGCCGCGACTACGTGCGCCCAGTTCTGTACACGCTCGGCTTCATCTCCTACATCGCGATGGAAGTGTCGCTCGTGCGCCGCCAGCATGCTGACCGAGCGCGAGCAGATGAGGCGGCCCGCCGTGTCGAGGGTTGAGCGGCTGGTCACGGTCTGCGGGATCGGCGAGGTTCCCGGCCAAGACCTCCTCGGCCAATTGCGGCGTGCGCTACCGGAGTTCGAGCACGTTCTGGTGCAGTGGTCGGCGAGCTACGGGTTCGTCAATCCGCGGCGTGATCCGTTCGGCCCGGCGTTCACCAGGTCGATGGCCGACGGCATTGCGAGGACACGGGCCGCGCTGGACGGCGGCCTGGCGATCGCCGCAGGGTTCTCCGGCGGGGCCGGTGTGCTCGGGCACGTCGCACAGGTCGGGCACCCGAACCTCGTTGCCGCAGGCCTCGTCTCGGATCCGTTCCACCCGGACGGTGGGATCGCCGGCCACCGCCTGATCCCGACCACCGTGCCGGTGCGGTGGGAGACGAACCCCCGGGACGTGATCTGCGCGTGCCCCGACGACTCGCCGCTCGTCGAGTTCGCGAAGGTGTCGGCGTCGTTCTCGCTGGGCGACCCCGCAGGGTGGGGTGTCGACGTCCTGACGAAGCTGCGGTCCGGTCGCCTGCATGGCGCGTTCCGATCCTGGAATGTGTTCGCCGAGCTCGCACGCTACAACCGGGCGATCACGGGCGCGGCAGGCTATCTGGGTGTCGACCCAGCGACGTTGCGCCGGGTGCCGTCGGAGCACACGGTCTACAACTGGAAGCGCCCGTACCGCGGCCGCACGTACCTCGAGGAACTCGCGGTGTGGTTGCGGGCGCAGGCTGAGCGGGAAGCCACACGCTGACCTCCGAAACGTGGGTTACAGTTGGAACTGTTACACCACGACGGAGAGGACACCGATGGGCGTCGACCTATCCAGGCAGGCCGCGGTACAGCTCCGCGACGCAGTGCGGAACCCCGGGCCGGTGCCCAGCTATCACCATCAGATGATGGACAAGCTGAGCCGAGAATGGCCGGTCCTACACACAGCACTGATGCAGGTAGTCGCCGAGATCGAGGCAGACCTGTGAGTCTTCGCGCATACGGCTGGACGAACGACGGCAAGATCGTCGAGTCAGAAGCTGACGAGATTCGTTCCTGGGCCCGACACGTCATCGACGGCGGCGCGATCCGGCCCCTCGTCGCCGAGTTGAACGAACGCGGCGTCGCGACCGTCACCGGGAAGTCCTGGGCCGCACCCACCATCACCCGCGCGCTCACCGCGCCCCGCATGGTCGGCCTCCGGGAACGCAACGGCGAACTCGAGGACGCACCCATCGAACCGATCCTCGACCGGGACACCTGGGACGAAGTCGTCGCGATCCTCACCGACCCGGCGCGGAAGAAGTTCGCCAGCCGGAAGAACCCGCCCACCCTGCTGGCCGGCATCCTCCAGTGTGGGAGGTGCGGCCGCAACCTCCACGCCACCGGACCCTCGTACGCCTGCTCCGCCCGCTACGGCGGCTGCGGCGAGATCTCGACATCCCAGCGCCTCGCCGACACCGAGGTAACCGAACGCGTCCTCATCCGCATCACCAGCGACGAATGGCTCACCGCCCTGTCCGACGCCCGCCGCGAGTCCGCCGAGACCTTCGAGACCACCATCGCCGAAGCCGAGAACCGGATGGTTCACCTCGCCGAGGTGTTCGGCGAGGGCGGCAATCAACAGGCGTTCGACGCCGGAGTCGCGAAGGCCCGCGAGATCGCGGAAGAAGCGCGCGGACGGATCGCGCTACTCGACGCGACGGCCGCGCTCCCAGACACAGTCACCGACGCCGAGGTCGTCGAGTGGTGGGCCGACGCACCGATCGACACGCGACGTCAGGTCATCCGCGTGGTGGTCGATCACATCGACGTGCGCGCGAAGGCCGACGCCGAGCCCGGGGCCGGAGTCGGCGACCGCATGCACTTCCACTGGGCCTAGGGGCAGTAGTTCGTGGTCTTCGTCGACACGCCCTGCTCCTCGAGCGCACTTGCGATCGCGGGGTAGTCGGAGTGGTAGTCGGCGAACACGTAGGACGTCCCGTCCGTCAGGACCTGGAAACCGGGATCGATGTAGCCCTCGCTGCAGGCGCGTGCCCTGAGAGTTGCTGACTCTGACCAGTCCGACGAGAGCGAAAACGACACGCCGTTCAGCGTGCAGTCCTGCTCGCCGGCGCGACTCCCAGCGTTGCAGGTCGCGCCGGCAGTAGTGAGCGCGTCCTCCATCGACAGATCGGCTTCCGCGGTGGAGGTTCGAGCCGTCGTCGAGATGGTGGCGGTCGTGGTCGCTGTGGTCGTCGACGTGGACGTCGGCGAGTCAGCCCCGTTCGGCGTCTCGGTACCGGAGCAACCGACGAGCGCGAGCGTCAGCGACGAGAGAACAGCAGCGGGCCACAGGAATCCACGAGTCAATTTCATGCCCGCGAATGTAGCCCACGCGATCAACAACCACGGGCGGATCGGACGCTAGGCGGCGGAGTTCATCGCTGCCCGCACCTCGTCTTCGTCCACCGCCGTGTACCGCTGAGTCGTGGCGAGCGACGCGTGCCCAAGGAGCACCTGGACCGCCCGGAGGTTCCGAGATCCACGGTAGGCGCGAGTAGCGAACCGGTGGCGCAACGTGTGCATCGTCCAGCCGCCCGGCAGCGCCTCCGCGCACAGCGTTCCGACCCACCGCGGCGACAGGTGACCACCGTCGTTGCCCGGGAAGAGGTAGCCGGTCCGCGGCGCGCCGGGGGTATGGCCCGCGGCGCCATCCTCGATTCGGAGCGCGAGTTCGTCGCTGATCGGAATGACTCGGATCTTCCCGCCCTTGCCGTGGACGCGGAGCATCGCACCACCGACGCCGTCCTCGACGTCGGTGGTCGACACGACGGCGACCTCGGCGCGTCGGAGCCCGAGTTCGCAGGACAGCCGCAGCATGAGCTGGATGCGCTTCTCGGGCGTCTTGAGGGCGACGTTCACGACTCGGTCCGGCGCGGGCCGGGGCGCCGGCACCGACGACTTCACGATGGGGAGATGCTGGGCGGGGTTCTCGGGGATGTGGCCGCAGCTGTGTGCCCAGGCGAAGAACGAGACCGCCGCGTTCCGATGTCCGCGTCTGGTCTCGAGCGCCCACGTCTGGGCGGCGTGGTAGTCGGTGATCGCGTCGCGGGTGACCTCGGCAGGTTCTCCTTCGAGCGCGCGGGCCATGCGTTCGATCTGCTGGCGGCGCGTGTTGATGGTCGTGTCCGGTTGGCCGGCGGCGCGCAGGTGTCGGAGGAATCCGGCGATGAGCGGCTGCCAAGAGGCGGGAACGAACTTAGCCTTACCCGTGTTACGCATGTTAGTCATGTGAACTATGTTGTTCACCACGTTGTTACCTGACGGGCGGGTTTTGTCCGTTTCGTAACCGGATCTCATGCGGCGGCAGGTTCCGCAACCGCGGGTTTGGAGTCCGGCCGTTCGGTACGCCCGGGAAGTGGGATGACCTGCGAGGACGTCCGGGTCGCGGCCACCGAGGCAACCTCTCGAACAGAAGGTTTGGGGTTCGAATCCCTACGGGCGCACCCATCATCGCCCTCCGGCCCTGGCTGGGGGGCGATGCCTGTTTCCAGCCACTTCACGTCGAAGCCGGTTGCCAGTGCCCATGCGTTGAGCACGACCTTGCGGGGAGCGTTCTTCCCCTTCTCTGCCGCCGACACGGTATTCCGTGAGACGCCCATGCGCTCGGCGAGCGACTGTTGCTCCAGTCCCGCTTCCTCCCGTGCGATCCGCAGCCGGTGTCGCAACGAAATTTCAGGGACCCGTCCTGATTCGTATGCAGTGGTCATGAGCCAAATAGTATGCGTGACCGCGCAAACTTGCAATACACCCGTTTAACCGGGTGATTGCGCGTGGTCGCGCAAGCGCCTAGATTCGTGCGTATGCACGATCACGCTACGAAAACCCTATCGGCGTCAGCCGCCTCCACCGAGTCCGGGATCCCGAAACGAACGATCCTCTACGCCATCCAAACGCGCAAGCTCCGCGCGGAGAAGCTGCCGGGCGCCGGGTACGTCATCCGACGCCGGGACTTCGAACGGTGGCGCGAGAGCCGCGAGCAGGTGGCGTCGTGAGCACTGAGGCAACGGCGCTCCTCGAGCGCGTGCGCGCCCGCCGTGCCGCCGAACCTGACCTTGTCCCGTCCGGGCCGCCGTCCGCGGCCCAAGCCCGACGCGCCGCCGGCCTTATGTGGCCCACCGCCACTGGGAACAAGGAAGCCGGACGGTGATCGCGGGGGTCACCACAACCCCGTGTATGCGAGCCGTCCGGCCTCTAGTCACGTCGGAGAGAACCAAAGTGACGCACTCACGATACCGCAGCCCGGCTGCGATGCGCGGCGCCGTGAACACGGCCACGCCCACCCCACATCCTTCTGTGCTCCGAGGAGCCCTCGAATGCCCCGATCTCGGATGTTCCTTGACGACTACCAGCGATCCCAGCTGCGCGCCGAGGAGCAGGAGGCCTATGACGCCTGGATCGACGACCTCGCCGAGCGCCGCGCCAACGACTTCGAACCGGTCGACAACTTCGACCCCACCCCATCCATCCACTGGTAACCCCACCACCCGAAAGGCACGCCATGGCAACGAACTATCCGCGGGAGGTCCGGTGAACGGGCCCGAGCACTACCGCGAGGCCGAGCGGTTGATGGAGCTGGCAGCGGCAGGACAGGCCAACGCCGCAACGCTCGCCACCGCGCAGATTCACGCCACGCTCGCCCAGGCCGCAGCGACGGTGCTGTCCGGCGTCATCCGAAATACCGTGGCGGCGTCCCATCCGGTCAACGACCTCGCCCACGACGACGAGACCGTCGACGCGGTCAACGCCTGGCACGAGGCGGCGGCACGGTGACCGACGACAACATCACCCACGAAGACATCGACGACCACCTCGACTGGGTCGGTGCCCCGTGACCACCACCGAGATCGTCGAGGACCTACCCGACACCGAGTACCACGCCGACCGTCGATCGCTGTCGGTGTCCGGCGCGAAGATGCTGCTGCCGCCGTCCACCCCGCAGAAGTTTCGGTGGGCGATGGACAACCCGCGGAAGGAGAAGCGGGAGTTCGACTTCGGGCACGTCTCCCACACGCTGGTGCTCGGCACGGGATCCGAGATCGTCGTCGTCGATGCCGCGGACTGGCGGACGAAGGCAGCGAAGGAGAAGCGTGACGCCGCGTACGAGGCCGGCCACGTCCCGATTCTCGCCCACGAGTTCCAGGCGGCAGAGGACATGGCCGCCGCGCTCCGCGAGCACCGGATAGCCGGTGCCCTCTTCGAAGAGGGTCGTCCCGAAGTGTCGGTGTATGCCGACGACACTGCGACCGGAGTCCGCCGCCGCGCCCGCCCCGACTGGCTCACACACCTGCGGTCCGGGCGCCTGGCGATCGTCGACTACAAGACCACCACCAACGCCAGCCCCGCAGCGTTCGGTAAGGCCATCGCCTCCTACCGCTACGACATGCAATGCGACTGGTACGGCGACGTCTGCGAACAGGCCGGACTCGGTGACGGGCCTGCGTTCCTGTTCGTCGCCCAGGAGAAAGAACCGCCGTACGCGGTGTCGGTCAACGAACTCACCGCCGAAGACGTACGAGATGCGCACAGGCTCAACCGCTTTGCGATCGACCTGTACGCGCGCTGCACGGAAACAAACACCTGGCCCGGATGGGATTCGATCAACCTGATCGAGCTACCCCGCTGGGCCGCCTACGAACGAGAGGACATCCTCACCCATGGGTAACACCTACCAGCCGATCGCCGAATCGGCTCGCCCGTCCACCGAGGTCTCACAAGCCACCGCGGTCGAGCAGTCCCGCGCCGTCGCCGAGGTCCAGGCCGCCGTCCTCGTCGCCCAACAGAACCGCCGCATCAAGACCGTGGCCGTCGTCGAGATGCGTGACTCCACCGCGCAGCGCAGCGTCGCTGACAAGGCGTTCTTCCGGTTCCCCCGCGGCGGCGAGACCGTGTCCGGTCCGTCGATCCACCTCGCCCGAGAACTCGCCCGCTGCTGGGGCAATATCCAGTTCGGTGTGTCCGAGCTCCGCCGCGACGACGTCAAGGGCGAATCCGAAATGCAAGCGTACGCATGGGATTTGGAAACCAACGCCCGCAACGTCACCAGCTTCATCGTGCCCCACACCCGCGACACGAAGCGGGGCGTGAAGAAGCTCACCGACATGCGCGACATCTACGAGAACAACGCGAACTCCGGCGCGCGTCGCCTGCGGGAGTGCATCTTCGCGGTCCTGCCGCCGTGGTTCATCGACGAGGCGGTCGACCGCTGCAACGCCACTCTCAAGGACGGGGGCGGGGTGCCGCTGGCTCAGCGGATCACCAACGCGATCGAGCTGTACTCCGGAATCGCCATCAGTCGCGACCAGCTCGAGACGAAACTCGGCCGGTCGTCGAACGACTGGACCGAGCACGACGTCGCGCAGCTCGGCGTCATCTGGAAGTCGATCGACCGCGGCGAGGTCCAGAAGGATGAGGAGTTCGCGCCGGCCCGCGTGTCCGCCGACGACCTACCCGCCGGGAGCACATCGAAGCGCACCACCACGACGGCCGCCCGGAAGTCGACGACCAAGACGAAGGCTGCCGAGGATAAACAGGACACCAATGATCCACAGCCTGTGGAAAACACTGGGGACAACACCGAGCAGAAGTACGACCGCGACAACCTGCTCACCGCACTGGCCGACGCCTTCACCGACCAGGCCATCACCGCCAAGCAGGAACAGCTCGACTGGCTGTCCAACCTCGTCGGCGACCGCGTCGACGCCATCACAGACCTGTCAGACGAGGAGATCGTCAACGCGATCGGCGTGCTGACCGGAAATAGCAAGTAGCCCCCACCACCTGAAAGGCACCACGCAGATGACGAAGGTCACCAACATGAACGGCGACGGCGGATCACCCGCCGGTATGTTCTTCCACCGCTTCTCCGGAGGCGGACCCGACCAGTTCGAGTTCCCCGGCAACGACCCCCGCGCCTACCTCGGCGACACGTTCTCGATGACCGTGCGCGCCGAACTGGTCAAGGTCATCACCGACGAGATCGCCGACGGGCAACGCCAGATCCTCGCGTTCCGCGTCGTCGACTCCGCCCCGGTGAAACTCGTCGCCCGAGCAGACGGCCACGACCCCGCGCAGACGAGCATCGACGACATCGACGATGCGCCGCCGCCGGACGACAACCTCGACTCCGACCTCACCGAGCCGGCCGAGAAGCCCGACGACAACCCCGCCGAGATCTTCTCCGACAAGAAGTCCTGATGGCACGCCGCCGCCACCTGTGGGCGGCGGTCCGCGAGGCCGAGGAGCTGGCCCACACAGCGCGCAACTTCCATGCCCGCTGGGACCAGCTCCTCGCCGCCGGATACACCGACCACCAGATCCGAGACATGACCCTCCCGAAGGACTACCCGCCCGTGAAGGCCGCCGACATCCCCTACCCGCGCAACCCGCACCAGGCACAGGGCCAAGCGATGCGCGACGTCGACACCATCGTCTGCGACGTACGCGACCTCGACCCAGCCGACGTGTGGCGCGAAATTTCCCGCTGGACCCCCACCCGCCTCGCGACCGCGTTCATCGCCGCGTGCGCCGCCCTCGACCGCGACGTCTCCCTCGAGGACGCACTCGACTGGGTCCGCGACCTCGACCCCACGGTCGCCACACCTATCACCACACGGAGAGAAGCATGACCCTGACTCTGACGGCCGACGAGGTCGACCTACTCCGCGACGCTCACCGCATCATCGCGCCCATCGTCGCAACGTCCAGCATGACCGATCACGTGCGCTCCACCATGTGCGGCGGCGGCAACGGCCGATTCTGTTACGAGGTGCGCGGCAACAAGCTGACCGGCTGGTGGCCCAGCCAGTGGAAGCCCGAACGCGAAGCGTCCATCACTCTTACCCGCGTCCGGAAGTGGGCCGACAGCCTTCCCGACGACCTCCGAGCCCGTGCGCTGGTGGCGTGGAGGGTGCACCCGGTCAACACCCGCGACATCCCCGCCCTGTACCGCATCACCCTCGAAGCCATCGACCTCGAGGGGCGTCGCGAACTCGAGCAGACTCGCGACGAGTGGTTCACCGAACCACCGAGCAGCGCCGCCACTCCGACCTCTCCGCACTGCACGGCCAACGACCACGCCGGGTGCTGGGCAGGACGTGAACGCCCACCGAACAACGTCTGCTGGCGTGACAGAAAGAACCGCCGCGTCAGCCCCCGCGGCATCGTCGCCACTTTCAGGCCCGGGTGGTCTCCGCACACCCACACCACCAACGCGCGCATCGTCTCGCCGGTCGAGCACCACACCTGCGAATGTGACTGCCACTCCCTTGGATACGCGGGCCAGCAGCTTGACCTGTTCCAGGCGGTCACCGCATGAGCACCAAGATCGAATGGACAGACGAGACCTGGAACCCCGTCACCGGCTGCACTAAGGTCAGCGCCGGCTGCGACCACTGCTACGCCGAGTCGATCGCGCACCGCTTCGACGGAACCAAGGCCTACCCCAACGGATTCGACGTCACCCTCCGCCCCGAACGACTCGACCAGCCCCTCCGTTGGAAGCGACCACGCCGCGTCTTCGTGAACAGCATGAGCGACCTGTTCCACGACGACATCCCCGACGAGTACATCGCGAAGGTGTGGGCGGTGATGGCACTCGCCCCGCAGCACACGTTCCAGGTCCTCACGAAGCGGCACGCACGAATGCGCTCGCTGTTGACGAGCGGTGGGTTCCAGACGGCGGTGGCCGAACACATGCTCGCCAGGACGGACGCCGATGCGGTGAAGGACGCGGGCGACCCGTTCCCGCTCCCGAACGTCTGGCTGGGCGTCTCGACCGAGGATCAACGGTGGGCCGACATCCGGATCCCCGCGCTCCTCGAGACCCCCGCCGCCGTCCGCTTCATCAGCGCCGAACCACTCCTCGGCCGGATCGACCTCGAGTTCGAGAACTACTACGACCCCGACCAGTACTGCGGGGGATGCTCCGGCCTGGTCTCCCCGAAGCATGAGCCCGCGTGTGGCCGCGAACCTGGGAAACACTGGGGCCTCGACTGGGTGATCGTCGGCGGCGAATCCGGGCGTGGCGCACGTCCGATGCATCCCGACTGGGCGCGGTCCCTGCGCGACCAGTGCGTCGCGGCTGGGGTGCCGTTCCTGTTCAAGCAGTTCGGCGAATGGAACGAGGACGTCACCCACCACCCGGCGGACCCGAGCCTCGGCATCGATGCGCCTTACCGCGTGCTCAACGTCCCGCCGGATCACAGAAACCGCAACCGATGTGTGATGCACGGCAACGGCGTGACTGCGATGACTCCCGACAACCCCTTCAATCCGTTCCGCGCCGGACACCCAGGCTGGACCGCAATGCGCCGTATCGGGAAGAAGGCCGCCGGCCGCGAACTCGACGGCCGCACCTGGGACCAGTACCCGGACAACACGCTGTGACCGCCATCGAGAAGTGGCCCAAGGACCTCACCGGCCGGCCCCCACGCTTCGACCCCAACGCCATCACCGACCCCCTCGTCCGCGAGGAATGGCGCCACCTCGCCGACTACGGCTGGGACGACAACCGCATCGCCCGCCGCCTCGGACTCGCCACCACCACGCTCACGAAGATGGCAGAACGCCACCGACAGCGGTCTACCGTCGACAGCGACACCAGGACGCAGATAACCGAAACCACACAGGAGCCCCCGCAGTGACCACAGGACGCCAGTACGCGAAGGTGTGGTTCCGCCTCATGCGCGACCGCGACTTCACCACCATGCCCCAGTTCGACAAGATGCTGTACCTCGCGATCCTCGCCAGCGACAGCCTCAACGCCGCAGGCGTCACCCCGCTCTACTACCGCCGCTGGGCCCTCGCATGCGCCGACGACGGAACCATCCCCACAGACCGCGACGTGAAGGCCGGACTCACACGCCTCGAGGCCAACGCCTACGTCTACACCGACGAGTACACCGGCGAGCTCCTCGTCCGAACGTTCATCCGCGGCGACCAGGTCGACAAGCAGCCCAACGTCCTCAAGAGCGCCCTCCGCGCCATCACGGCCATTCAGTCCGACAAGCTCTCCGCCGTCCTCCTCGGCGAGTTCGACCGCGGCATCACCATCCCCCAGATCAAGGCCAAGACCGCCGAATCGACCCGCCGCATGCAGGACCAGATGGACGCCATGGCCACCGAAGCGATCGAGCACCTGAAAGCCACCGCCGAAGGGATCACGGAACCCTACCCGCAACCCTTCCCCGAAGAGTTCCCCGAAGGCTTGTCAGAACCCTTCGCGAAAGCCTTAACCGAAGGGTTCCAGCGACCTGGGAAAACAGAACCCTTCCCGGAACCCTTCCCGGAAGGGATGCCGAAACCCCCGGTTGAGGTTGTGGTTGGGGTTGAGGTTGAAACCTCACCTACCGAGGTGGTTACGGGGGGTAACACGCGCGAGCGCGAAGCGACACCACCCGAACCCGCCCAGCCCAGCAACGAACCCCCCACACCCCAACCCGAACGACGTCAACGCCCACCCCGGTCACTGCCCGCCGGACCCGACGGCGAACCACCGCAACGCTGCCCCCGGCACCTCGGCGTCCCCGACGGCGAAGTCCCCGACTGCGGTCCCTGCGCCGAACTCCGCAAGGCCCACGACCGCTGGACCGCCCGCCGCACCCACGCCCGAGCCGAAGCCACCGCCAGCGCCAACCGCACCCGCGCCGACCTCACCCGCGCCGAAATCGACGCCTGCGACCTCTGCGACGACCACGGCTACGAACTCACCAACGGCGACGGCCCCAGCGGCGTCTGCCGCCACAACCCCGACCAAGCCGCCACCAACGCCCGAGGCCGCGCCAAGCTCGAGCAGCTACGCGCCCAGATGGCCGCAGGCAAGTCCACGCCCAAGCCCGACCCGGAACCCGAGCCCGAGGACCCCGAACCATGACCGGCCTCACCGACGACCAACGCGCCCGAGCCCGCAACCGCCGAGCCGCCATCGCAGCCTGCGGACGCTGCGACCCCAACGGCTGGATCGTCATCGCCAACAAAGCCCACCGCTGCAACCACCAAGACGCCCTCGACCTCGACCAGGGACCAGCTCAACCGCAACCCACGGAACCAAACAAAACCACGCCCTCCGACCCGCCAGCAGCCCCACACAGCCCCTAACCCCCGCCCCACGACCATCCGGACACCCCCAACCACACACAGACGCCCTCAGCCCCCAAAACCACCACACCCGGAGAGAAACCCATGACCACCGTCATCGGCCTAGACCTGTCACTCACCAGCACAGGCCACGCCACCCTCACCTACGACCCCACCAACGGCGACCACACCGTCCAGCTGCAAACCATCACCAGCAGCCCCACCGGCAAAACCCTCGCCGACCGCGAAGCCCGCCTCACCCGCCTCCGCCAGACCATCGTCGGGGCCTGCCGCGGCGCCGACCTCGTCTGCGTCGAAGGCCCGTCGTTCGGGTCCAACAACTCCGGCACCTGGGACCGCGGCGGCCTGTGGTGGCTCGTCGTCACTGGCCTCGCCCGCCTCGACGTCCCGTTCGTCGAGGTGCCGCCGGCCACCGTGAAGAAGTTCGCGTGCGACAAGGGCAACGGCGGGAAAGCCGACGTGGCCGCCGGGATCACCCGCCTGTGGCCGAACGAGTACCCGCACGGCGACGACCAGATGGACGCGCTCACCCTGGCGTCGATCGCGCTCGTGCTGTCGGTGCCGCGGGTCACGGCCGACACGATCGGGATGCCGTTTCGTGTGCTGGAACGCCACCGTCAGGCGATCGCCAAGGTAGTGTTACCGGAGTCACCACGTAGGACACAGTTGGAGAGAAACCTGTGAATATGATTCCGCCGATTCTGGATCGGTCCATCCTCGACACCACCGCCGAGTACCCCGTCGTGTTTTCCGCGGTGTTCCAAGACGTCGAGTCCGGTGGGCCCGAGTTACGTGTCGCCCGTGTCGATCTCGAAGACCCCCAGCAGGACGGGGTGCCGGTCGCGCGGCCGTCCCGTATCGGGTGCACGACGTTCACGCTCAACCGGCCCGCCGACGACCCGGAGCAGCTCACGGTCACGGCGCACGCCGGCCGCGGTCTCGGGTTCTCGATCCTGGGGTTCGCTCACAAGTGCACGATCCCGTCGTGGCCGATCACGTTGGGGGAGATACCACCTGAAGCTGGGGGTGGGGTGTGGGCGATGATCGCCTGCCCCCGCGACGTCACCCTCGCGTTCATCGACGACACCGCGGGCGGTGCCCAGTGAGCGAGCAACTGACCGAAGGGCCGCTGGCGAAGATGTTCGGCCCCAAGCCCGCTGCCGAGCGTCCCGTAGACGACCGGATCCGCGACCTCGAGCTGCGCCTCGACGCGGTCCGCGCCCAGCGCGACGCCGCCGTCCAGCAGTCGTTGGACCACGCCGCCACGATCGCCGTCCTCCGCCGCAAGCTCGACCAGCGCGCCGACAGGATCGGCTACTGCGACAGCACCTTCACCCCGCCAGACGGAGGCGACACCCTCACCTGCGCCCTCGACGCCGGACACCGTGCGAACCTGCACCGCGACGCGTCCCTGCGCTACGCCTGGGACGACAACGCCAAGCCGCCCGTCGTCGACTGCGGAGCAACCACGCACATGGACAGCACGGGAACCGACCACCGCTGCCATCTGCCCGCTGGACACGTTGGCCAGCACCACGATCCGCGAGTCATTCAAGGCGACCGCGAGCACGGCGCCCCCATTGTGAAGGACACGCGCTGGGGCGCCCAATGACCCGCGGCATGTTCACCCTCACCGACCGCGACGGCGTCCTCGAACCCGAAGACCTCGGCACCCTCCACAAAGCCCTCTGCCGCGCAAACGAACCCCTCTGGACCGACCGCCCCTGGCTGATCGTCGACCCCGCCGGCCGACCCGCAGCCAGCCCCACACGAAAGACACCAGCATGAGCGACACCGACACCACCCCAACCGTTCCCACCTGCGGCATGTGCCAACGCGAACGCACCCTGCAGGACGCCTACGACTACAACCCCCTGCAGGTCATCACCGGCCAACCCGTCGGCTGGTACTCCGGCGACGACGGCGAGGTCTGCCCGCAGTGCATGGCCAAGACCCTGAACGGACAACTCTGATGACCGAACCCGCCAACGACTACCTCGACAAAGCCCGCGACCAGATCCTCGAGCAACACCCCGACATGGACCTCACCCGCCCCGGTGTCGCCGTGCTCCTGTTCCCCACCCCAGAAACCTGCGACTGCGGATGCGGGGCCGTCGCAGTCGAATCCGCGATCGCGCTCGACCCCGACGCGTTCGACGACATCGCGATCGTTGCCAACGCCCTCGAAGCGATCGCGATCCGCCTCCGCGCGCACCTGGGCGAAGCGAACTACCAGATCGCCGAAATCCGCAGGAGGAACCAGTGAGCGACACCCAGCCCGAGCTGGCGGACGAGGTCGACGCCATCATCGAGACCGGGAAGCGTGACCCCGAAGACGCCCACGGCCGCGAAGACTCCCTCCTGCGACGCATTGTCCGCGCGTACGCACCCGCCTGGGTGAACGCCGAACTGGACCGCCTCGCGGCCGCCGACTTCGACCGGTGGTGTGCCTGATGCCGAACACCGTCTGCATCGACTGCGGAAGGACCTACCCCACGGACGGCCACACCGTGCGGTGCCCCCGCTACCTCGAGGTCACCCCGTTGGAGAACCAGATCACGATGGCGATCCACGCCCACGCCTTCGTGCCGCTGCACGACCGCTACCGAATCGCCCGCCAACTCATCGCCGACGGATGGCGGCCCTCATGAGCGAATGCCCGTTCTGCGCGAAGATCGAAGACGGCACAGCCGAATACGTGCCCGTCTACAACGCCCTGCACTTCGTGCCGCTCAACCCCGTCACCGAGGGACACCGCCTCTTCGTACCCGACTGGCACGCACGACACCCCAACGCGACGGCCACGAGTGAGGCGATGGGCGCGGCCGTCCGGTGGGCGGCCAGCCACCTGCCGGACGACGCCGAGTACAACCTGATCACCTCGAACGGCGCATCGGCGACACAGACCGTCGAGCACCTGCACGTGCACCTCGTGCCCCGCCGCCCCGGCGACGGACTCCTCCTGCCGTGGGGAGGCCCCCGATGATCAACCCGCTCTGGTCCATCGCGCTCACCGTCCTCGGCGCGTTCGGCCTGTTCCTGGTGTTCCGGTTCCCGAACCACTGGATCGGCCCCGCATGGTCGATCGTGCTGCAGGTCGTGTGGTTCACCTACGGCGTGGTCACCGGCCAGTGGGGGTTCATCGCGTCCGCGTTCATGTACGCCGGAGCGAACGCCTACGGGCTGCACGCGCGGCGGAAAGCGCGACGGGCGCAGGAGGTCCCGCGATGAGCCTTGTCAGTGCCCTGAGCGCGCTGGTTTCCAACGCGTTCGCTGCCCGCGGCAACGGTCGACCGATGGACGTCCCCCTCGCCTGGTCACAGGAGAAGACCTACGTCCGGAAGGTCGACGGCCGCTGGTGGGTGGCGTGGGCGCCTTTCGTCGACACCGTCTACGCGATGGCCCAGATGGCCGGCGTCGTCGATCAGGGCTGGTGGGTGTGGTTCGAGTTCGACTCCCACGAGGACGCCCTCGCTCGCGCGCTCGAACTCAGGGCTGAAATGCCGTGACCGCCCCCATCCCGGTGCTCCCGCGCCCGCACGACTGGCCCCACACCCGAGGCGCCCCCTGGCTCCGCGTCCGCCGCGACGGCCTCATCGAACTGTGCGACGTCACACCAGAGTTCGCCATCTCCCCGCACGTGATCGCCGAGTTGCAGGAGACCGGCAACCTGTCGATCTCCGACGACCACCTCACCTACCGCTTCCACATGGCCAACGGCGAGTGGACGTATCGCGTCGTCGGGATCGTCGCCGGCACCCGCGACCTCGTACTCCGCATGCCCGACTAACCCCCAACCCCGAACGGACACACCATGACCGACCACCCGAAAGTCCTCGACAGCAACTGGAAGAGCCGACGACACGAACCGACCGAGATGCGCACGACCGCGCAACGACTCGCCGACGACGGCCACAACGAGCTCGCAGACAGCTATCGGGCACGCGGCGCCGCGCTCGCAGAGGCGTATCAGGCACTCGCCACCATCGGACGGATCGCGCGCGACTCCGCGAAGAACATCCCGACCGCCGGCACCGAGGCAGACCAGCAGATCGGTGTTGATCTGGTCGGCTGGCTGATCGCGTACGGGTGGACGCCACCGGAAGAGTTTGAACCACTCCTGGTCTCCGATGAGGACGAAGACGAAGCGGAGGTCGACGGATGATGCGCCGGGCACGCGGCCGCCACACCGTCCGGCACCTCGGCGCCGCAGCGATCCCCGTCCCCGACCTCGTCACCGTCCTACGTGGCTACGAGCCCCGCGGCGACGCGCTCGACCTCGGCGCCCCGAACGACGAGCTCGCAAACTGGCTCGCCGGGCACTTCGACAACTACCGGCGATACCAGCCCCCGGTCGGCGAGATGTTCTCCGAAGTCCTCGCCGACGCCGACCTCACCCTGCCGATCCCGGACGGCCCCGTCGGGGTGTTCATGAACGGTCGCGTCCACATCGCCCCAGCCACATTCGACCCACCCGAGGACAGCCCGTACGCCCGCATGTGCCGGCACCTCGACGACATGCAACCCACCATCCGCCAACTCACACAGAAGGTCTGACCCGCATGCTCTGGCGCGCACTCGCCCTGAGGCTCACACCGAACCTGAAACTCCGGCGCACTTCGAGGCCCTCGTGGAACGTCCTGCTCGAATGGAAACGCCCGCACAGCACCCGACGCCTCGGCGCCTACCGCTGGGGCAGCCCACACGGCACTATGCCCCCGCCCGGGTTCTCCTGGAAACCGTGGCCGCACCTCCACCGCAGCCGCAGCCTCGAGATCAGCCACGCCGAACTGTACTGGCCTGGGATCGGCGGCGTCTCGGTGTCCGAGTCCCACCACATCAGCCTCCTGTTCGACCACCGCGGCCGCGAAGTCGCGCTGCGAGACAGCTGGCTCGCCCACACCCACCCGCAGGACAAAACCACCGAAAGGACCTTCTGATGACCCAGCAGCCCACCGTCGGCCGCATCGTCCACTACCAGTCGTACGGCACCCCGGGCGGCGAGTACCTGCCCGAACCACGCGCCGCGATCGTGACCGCCGTCGACGACTCGTACGGCACCAGCGAGGACCCGGAGACCCGCGTCAGCCTGTGCGTGGTGAACCCGACGGGACTGTTCTTCAAGGAGAACCTGCCCTTCGCCGAGGAACCAACACCGGGGCACTGGAACTGGCCGCCGCGCTCAGACGCGATCACCGTTCACACCGTCACCGACAACGACAGCACCGCCGAGAAGATCCTGCGTGATCAGCAGCGACGCATGGGGAGGCGTCAGCGATGACCGCACCGAAGCGCTACCGGAAGAAGCCCGTCGAGGCCGAAGCCATCCAGTGGACGGGTGACAACCCGTACGCGGTCCGAGCTTTCACCGGTATGCACAAACCCGACCCACACCGCAGCGGGGACCACTTCGTCTTCACCGTCGAGTCCGGGGTAGGCAAGCTGTACGTTGCAGCGAACGGCGCCTGGCTTGATATCGAAGTGGGCGAGTGGATTATCCGCGATGCCAAAGGCTTCTACCCATGCAAGCCCGACATCTTTGCCGGGTCGTATGAGCCTGTGGAGGACGACGACCCGCTGCTCGCAGTCCGCCGCGCCGAGCAGCGTCTCGTCGAAGCCCGCCAGGACCTCGCTCGAGCGAACGAGACACCGAAGACGTGAGGTGCCCGGGCAGCGGTGGGTGGCACGTCGGCGCGGCACCCCTCCGCCACCGTGACCGACTCCCACGCGGCTACTGCCCCGAATGCGGCCGCTCCCACGCACTCACACACCAAGGCCGCATCTGGACCCACCGCGCCCCAGGACCCACCATCACCGGAAGGACCACCCCGTGACCGTCAACCACGTCGGGACGAAAACCCTGCCCGTCACCGACCTCCACCCACACCCCGACAACCCCAACCGCGGCAACGTCGACGCCATCCGCGAATCCCTCGACCAGTTCGGCCAATACCGGGCCGTCGTCGCCCTCACCGACGGCACACTCCTCGCCGGCCACCACGTCTGGCAGGCAGCCAAGGCCCGCGGCCAGGAAACGATCCGCGTCGAAGTCATCGACACCGACCCGCAGACCGCGAAACGCATCCTGTTGGCCGACAACCGGATCGCCGAACTCGGCGAAGGCATCGACCCCGAGAAGCTGTACGCCCTGCTGTCCGACGACCTCGACATGACCGGCACCGGCTACGACGCCGACTACCTCGCCGACCTCGAAGCGCTCCTCAACCCCGACGAACTCGTCGGGGACCCCGACACCGCCCCACCGGTACCCCGCGCCCCCGGACGCGCGAAGACCGGGCAGGCGTGGCAGCTCGGCCCACACCGCCTGTGGATCGGCGACTCCACCGACACCGAGGGCGTGTTGCGTTGGCTGGCCGGGGACCGCGCCGACTGCGTGTGGACCGACCCGCCGTACGGCGTCGACTACGTCGGGAAGACGAAGGAGTCGTTGACGATCGAGAACGACGGCGCGAAGGACCTCCCCGCACTGCTGGCCGGCGCCTACCGCACCATCCTCAACGCCGCCCGCGCCGGCGCCCCCGTGTACGTCGCCTGCCCACCCGGCCCCGAGTTCGCGCACTTCTGCAACGGCATGCTCGCGTCCGGGATCCAGTGGCGGCAAACCCTCGCCTGGGTGAAGAACACGATCGTCCTGGGCCGCAGCGACTACCACTACCGGCACGAATCGATCCTGTACGGCTTCACCCCCGGCCAGAAAGGGTCCGGACGTCTGGGGCGTGGTGGTGACCGGTGGTTCGGCGACAACAGCCAGGCGACGACCCTGTTCTACGACAAGCCGCCGGCCAACAAGGACCATCCCACGATGAAGCCGGTCGACCTGATCGGGCACATGCTCGGCAACTCGTGCCCGCCCGGTGGTTTGGTGTTCGACCCGTTCGGCGGGTCGGGGTCGACGATGGCGGCCGCGCACGTGGCCGGACGCCGCGCGGCGCTGGTGGAGCTGGACCCGAAGTACGGCGAGGTCATCCTCGAACGCTACGAGGCGATGACCGGCGACACCGCGGTACTTGCCGACACCCCCTGACGCGATACACTGTGCGGGTCGGCCAGGTGGGTCGCAGCCAGTAACCGCATCCACCGAAAGGCACTGACATGCAACGAGTCACGATCGGCCGCTACCGCGACGACGAAGCCCAGGCCACCCGCATCCATTGCGACGAGCAGGGCAACGAGGTCTCCCGGGAACCGTTCAAGGCGTACGCCGGATGGATCGAAGGCGTCCGCGACGACGGCACCACCTGGATCATCTACCTCGACGAGAACGGCTCACCCCAGACGTTCTGGGGTGAGCGCGACGACACGGGCGCCATCATCGGCGATCCGATCCTGTTGCAGTAGTTCACGATCCCGCGCGTAGCTCCCGCGCCGCCCGCACCGCAGCCGCGCGAGCATGCAACCCCGACCGACCCCGGCCCTGACGACGCTCGATCACCGCGTCGTCAGGGCCGCACAACTCTGCCAACCACACACCACCCGTCACCGACAGCGACAGGTACCGGCCGGCGTCGAGATCGACGATCATCCACGACCCCAGACGGCCGTGCACCCACACCGCAGGCGGGATCACCACCGCGGCCACTAGTCCTCGCCTTCATCAAGTCCGAGTCGGCGTTCCAGATAGCGAATACGTCGCCGTGCCGCTGTCAGTCGGGACCAGCTGACTAGGAACGCCCACTCGAACCCGAAGAGAAGCGCCGTCACCACCACGGACAAGGCGACTTCCCACGGGGTCACAGTTTCCCCGCCGCGCGGAGGACGTCGGCCGCGGCCTCTACCGCGTCCCAGTACTGGCGATCATCGTGGTGCCGGTCCGGGTGGGCGTTCGCCCGCGCCCGCCGGTACACCTGCGCCAGGGTGCCCAGCGACAGCGATTCGTCCATGTCGCCGGCCAGCCGCCGCAACGTCGCCTCCGCCTCGTCGACCGTGAGCGACTGGGCCACCGTCGACGCCGACGGCAGCTGAGCCCAGCCTGTGTACTGTTCGGCGTTCGGTGTGGTGCCGTATCGGTCGACCCGGCGCAGCGCCTCCAACGACAACGCGATGGCTCGTAGATTGTCCTGCCAGGTCAGGTACTTGTCGCACGGGAACGACAGCGACCCCCGCGCGCGCGACTCGACGGACAGGATCACCCCCGGATGCTCCGGCCGCGCGTTCGCCCGAGGCATCCCGTCGAGCCGGAAGTCCTGCTCACGCATCGCGATCTGCAACACCGACGGCGCCACCAGCCGCCGCGGATCCGACGACAGATGCGCCAACTCCCGCTCGAGCATGACCAGCGTCGACTTCCACGGCGCCGAGAACGGCGACCGCTCCCGGTTCACCGTCAGCTTCCGCGGCCACCGCTCGATCGGCCGCAACGTCATGCCGGTGGGGTAGTCACTCATGGGGTTGGTCCTCTCCTCGCTTCGTGCGGCGCGTCATCCACGCCTCGATGTCCGCGCGCGCCCAGATCGGGTACCTGCCCGACACGGTCCGCAGCGGCGCCGGTAGATCGGTGTGGCGGGGTGTGCCGGCCTCGCGGTTCCAGCGGGACCGCGAGTACATGACCCGGGCGGACTGGATCGTCCAGCCGGCGGCCGTGGCAACCTCCGGGAGGTCCATGACGTCCGCCGCCTTCACCGCGGTCACGACATCGCCCGCAGGAGCTGGGAACACATCTCGGCGGCCTGTTCGAGCGTGTACTCGATCGTCGCGATGAGCTCCCGGTTCCCGTCGCCGGGCGCGGTGATCACCCGGGCGCGCACGACGTCCGCGCGGGGCCGGTCCCACACGATCCCCGTCGGCACCTGCTCTTCGACGCGAGTTGTCGATTCTGGAACGTTCATCGCGCACCACCTCGGCTGCGCGCGAGACGCGCACGCACGGCCACCGCCAGGAGATGCTCAGCGTGCCGCTGTTCCATCTCCTCCGGAAAATCGCAGGTGCAGTCTCGGTGCTGTATGTGGTCGTCGTACACAAACCCGCAACTGCACCCGTAGCCGTCATTGCGGGGCTCGGAGTATCCGTCGCCGTCGTGCCACTGCTCGAACTGGTGCAGGTCGACCAGTTGCCGCAAGGTCCGCGGCCGGTGTTTCGGGCAGTCCGGGTCTTCGATAGTGACGACTTCGAGAACCGCTTCCGCGAACGGCCCGGGCACGTTGTGCTTGATCGTGCATGAACAGGTCATGTCAGTACCATCCAATCGTGTAGCCGTGGGGCACATCTCGACGCTTCTGGCAGTTCTCGCACTGCAGGAACTCGCCCGTCCCCGTGTCGGACATTCGGCTGTTCTGCGCGACGATGACCTTGCGTTCATCGTCGATCGTTGTCGACCAGAAGCGCCCGTACCCGTCCTCGACCAGCTGCCAGACGTGGTCGCATTCGACCTCGGCCATCACGTCCCCCGATTATCGACGCGGCTGTCGAACACAGAGGGCTGTATTCGCTCGACGTCCCCGCGGCGGATACGGAGAGCCCAACGGCCATCGGCGAACTCGACCCACTCGCCGAACCGAATCGACGCGCGGTGCTGATTCTCGACCTCGATGAATCTGCCAGACTCCGGTCCCGGCGGTCCGTCGAACATGACGTCGACGTACGTGCCGACCTCCTCCTGGACTGCGATGAGCTCGGTCGGTTGGTTGCCTTCGCGGATCGCGTCGGCGACGTCGAGCAGCGCGTGCACGATGCCGAGGTTCTGTTCGAAGGCGAGGGCGGTTGCGTCTTTGCGGTGGTTGGTCATTGGGGTCTCCGTTTGCCGTGGTCGTTGTGGTTCACCATTCGACTGCCCGCCCCCACCGCATGCTGTGCAGCGCGTTGCGGTACGTGTAGTCGAGGGCGTCGTCGAGCTGCTCCTTCGTCGCCCCGTCGGCGACCGCCGCCACCCACACGGCCTGCAGCTCCGTCGGGGCGGTGCCCTGCTCCAACAACTCCCGCGCCCGGTCGGGGGTCGCCACCTGGGCGGACAGCCACGCAACCGTGGCCGTCCTGCCCAACTGGTCGAGCACCGAAATGCGGGACGTCAGCGTGCTCACTCCGCCTCCGGCGCGGACTCTTCGGTCTCGGTCGGCTCCTCGGTGTCCGGCTCCTCCTCGTCCGGCGTCCACGTCGGGGCCTCGTAGGAGTAGTCAGGTCCCGTGCGGGGGAGGTCGCCCATGTTCACCGGGTCAGTGTTGGCGCCACCGCCGATCGACGAGCCGTCCGTCGACACGATCGGCGGCGGACACGGCGCCGTCCCACCGTTGCCGAGCTGGATCACGCACGGCGCCGGAACCTGGGCCGGTGCCGGGGTGGGGTTGGCCATGGCGACGGCGACCGGGGCGGCCAGGACGGCGAGCGCGGCCAGGGCGGTGCTCAGTTTGCGAATCATGCTGTTCTCCTTGGATGTTGGTGGTCTGGGTTGACCGTCCACACCCCCGGCACAACTCCGGGGGCGGGGCGCACGACCCAGGCTCACCACAGATCGCCGTGCTGGTTCCAGCGCTCGTTCTGTTCGTCGGCACGGTCGGCGAGGTCACGCTCGCGCTGCTCCTGCTCGATCCGGTACTGGCGGCGTCCGGCCGGCACGGCGACCGCCAACACCACCACCGTCGCGAGACCGAACGACACCACCGCGACGGCGGGGTCGACGTCGGCGAGCACCGCGGACAGCAGGGCGAACACACCGACCCCCAGGGCGGCAAGCGCGGCGGTCGGGTTGGAACGAGCGGCATCACGCACTTCTCGAATCATGGTGGCGAGCATCATGACTCGGCCCGAACGTTCGCGACGGTCAGATGGGCGCGGACGGTGACCACCGCGGCCTCCTGCGCCTCCTCGCGGCTATCGAACGTCGACGACCACCGGAACGCCGCGATCGGCGCGTACAGGGTGGTGCGCACCGTGACGACCCACCACAGGACCGCCCCGCCGGGCTCCTCGACGGCCAGGACGGTGACAGCGAAGTACTCGGCCACGAGGGTCGTCGCACCCCACGGGGTGGTGTACCACTCGACCTCGGAGGCGCACCACGGGGCGTGCGCGGGACGCTTGGTCCCGCAGTCGCACGCCGCCGTGTCCTGCGCCACGAGGGCCGTCACCGGCCCGCCTGGTCGATCAGGCGGTCGGCGCGGTCTTCCTTCGCCCACAGCTCATCCCGCAACTGGTCGCGGGCGGCGCTGTCGGGCATGGCTTCCCAGTCTTCCCAGCCCTTCGCGATCTCGGCCTCGAGGTCGGTCAACTCGCTGGGCGGGTTCAGTAGCTGCTTCATGGTTGGCTCTCTCGGTCGGTGTTGTGGTGACGTGAACAAAGTAGCTCGAACATAGGTAACAGTTCAAGAGAAACCTGGCACAATCACCCATACTGAACAGACATCACCACACAGGAGGGACAACC